TGTTCAGTCCTGCCTTTGATACGAAGAAATACGATCCAATGAGTTGGTTGTCCGGTATGATCGTTCCATTTGTTTTGGTCATGGTGATCTGCTGGGTAAACCCGTAGATCGATCCACTGTTCAGCGATGCATGAAGATCGGAATAACTTGAGATCGGCAGCAAACCACCATCGCAGATGTCCCATCCAGCAGGAACATCTCCTGTGTTTCCAGCAAAGGCTATCACCGAACCAACGGGCTGTATGTCGCTGAGATCAACCGTGGAGTCTCCGCTGATCCTGGTCGATTGACCGTTCACGACGATACCATCTACAGTTCCAAGTGTGGGAGATGTGTCGTCCGTGGTTCCTGTCGTGATGATGACGGGCTTGATGACGCTAGCGGGATTGCTTGGCGCAGTAGTGGTCAACTTGCCCTTCTGTGTGTCGGACAGGTAGAATATCTGCGCTCCCGTGGATCCCGCGATAGTTGACATCAGGCTATCGGGAAGAGAGATCTCACCCGAATAGACCACGGTCACATCGTTGGATGTTATGGACTCGATGACACCAACGAATGCAGCGTTTGCCTCGCTGTTAGCCTGTGCAAGCAGATACTTGTCGTCCTGTGGATCATAGCGGATGACATCGCCAACGGCAAAGACATCAGCCGTGACTCCTGCCATGTCTATCTTATTGCGCACGGAGCGGACATCCGCTAGTGCTACTGGATCGAATGCGCTAGTTCCCATTTATGCTCCTCAGAGTTCCGATTCCACTTCGTAGTTGACTTCCATGCTTCCTGCGCTCTTGGTTGCCTTGAATCCCTTGCTGGATTGAGTTATGGCTCCGCTCCATGAAGGAAGACCCTTGATCGTAACCTGAGATGTGGATGCATCCCGTATCTCAACCGGATATCTGACTACAATGGTTCCTCCATCGACAGGAATGGAGTCGGCATTGCTTGCATTCGCGCCTCCGTTGACGATGTTCCTGAACGGAGATGCTGCGTTAGTCGTCTGATAGTAGCGAAGGCAACGCTCGTAGTCCGTCTGAGGGTCGTTGAGTTCAAACGGAGAAGCAGCCTGTCCCTGCTCAAGTTGCACCTGAGAGATGTATATGCTGTAGGACGGGGCGTTCGCTATGTTCGGGTTGATTTCCTCAGCCACATCCGTTCCTACCCTAGTGGATCCACCACGGAGGAAGAACCTGATTTCGGGACCATCCGTCCCCGAAGCACCGACAAGACCGAACTTGCTGTCGGGAAGGGCAAAGGTGTGCGTGAACTTAGCCCATTGGGTTGGTAGGCTGACCACGAAACCCTTTTCCTTCTGTGAGTTTGGCTCTATTCCCGTCACCGCGTAGTCTGGTGCGGTTCCTCCACCGAAGTCCCTTCGGAAGGACACGCCTAGTTTGGCATTTGCCACGGTAGCCTTTGCATAGAAGGAGATCGTGGCATATCCGCTTGGAAGGTTCTCTATTCCCTCTACCCGCTGATAGAGATATGTCTCCGATCCAGATGTGTGTCCACCCGTTCCGATTGCAAACTCTAGGGCATGACGGGAATAGACATTGGAATCCGAAAACTCCCCAAGCATGAGGGGATACCTGTTCACGGAGACATTCAGCCTGTCGGCGGTTGTTCCACCCGTGTTCACCATCTTCCACCTGTCGGCGGTGTAACGGTCTGGCTCGCTCACGGGGTTTCTGAACGGGAATGTGGTTCCCCTCTGCCAGAAGTCGAAGTTTCCGTTTATCAACTTGTTCTTGAAGCCTGAGTCGAACTCCGGAATCTCTATGCTGGAGCCGCTTCCGACATTGCTCGTCATGACGAGACCGACATAGTTCTGCACGATTCCGCTCGTAGGAGTGACCGCGACGAGCATCGGCTTCCTGACGGTGTTGACCGTGGAGGGCGGCGTGGTTACGAGCGTTCCTTCCTCCGTGCCGAGGAAGTAGACCGATCCTGGAGTCATCGGGGCATACGGTGCTGCCCCCAGTTCGATGTATCCTGAGATGGTCATCAACGAGGCAGCGGAGTTTCCTCCGTAGTTGGTCTTGGAGATGATTCCAAGAGCCTCTGCCAACTCGCTTGTGCTGGCTGATGCCTTGACGTAGGAACCAAAAGGTCTGTCCGATGCCGTGAGACCTTCCTCGAATCTGACTGCATCACCCACCGAAAAGAAGTTGGGTGGGTGCTTGACCACTACCGTGGATGCGTTCAGTCTTGAGAACAGGGAGTCTATGTCCACTATCTTGTTGCCGACATAGTTCATCACCATCGCCTGTGTTGCGCCGAGCGCATAGAGGATGGGCTTCCTGACGAATCCGGTGGTGGTCGGTGCGTTCTTGGTGATCTTGCCCGCCTCTGACTCGGAGAGGAAGTAGAACTCTCCCGTCCCTAGGGACGATGCTCCGTCCGAAGAAGCGATGGCGTTTGCAAAGTTTCCGCTGACATAGCCAAGCATGTTGACATCCACGAAGTTCTGCGTGGTGTTCAGGTTGACGGCAATGCCCATGGATTCGGCATTGAAGACCGTGTTAGCCTGAGCCTTGGTGATTCCTCCGGTGGTCGCATCGTGCCTGATGACCATTCCGAATGTAAGACCGATGCCTGTGATACCACCTGCGGGAACCGAGAAACGCCTGACCAGTGATCCGTTGATGAGTCTGGTGGAACCATCGCTTCCGATGGAGATGTTTTCGTATGTGGTTCCTGCAAAGTTGCTTTCGACCGAGATGGTAGAGCCGGAATGCGTCGATGTCAGGCTACTCGCAGACGCGCTTCCGTCTCCACCGAAGAAGAACTTGTTGTCCTTGGAGTAGAACTTTGCTGCTCCCGTGAACGCTATGGGATCGCTGATTCTCCATGCTGGGAATGTCTTGCCGTCATCGAATGCCTTCCACAGGAAGTATTTGTCTCCGCAAGCGCCAGCGATTATGATACCACCGCCACCTGCGTTGCTGATTACGGTGTCCGATGTTCCACCGGTGGCTCCGCTGGAACCGACAGCACCCAGAACCAGGTTGTAGTCGTCGATTGTGACCAGATTGCTGTTGACCGTGGTCACGGTTCCGTTGAATGTGATGTTTCCGGTGAATGTATGGTTTCCTGGAACGATCTCCTCCAGGAATGCCACTGCCACTCCGTCCGTCTGCTGAATGATTCCGACTCCAGTCGCTCCCTGCAACTGGTACACCTTGATGCGGTTCAACTTGTCGATGATCTCGGTGTTGGTCAGCGTATACCACTCGTACATCGTGTCCGACAATGTCAGTTGAGGTATGATGTATGTGCTGTCTGCTGGACCTGTCGGCATCTCAGTTTCCCTCTTCCAGATCGCGGATTCTGCTCTTCAGACTATCTATCTCGTCCCTCATAGCCCGCAACTCGTCCTGAACCGTCCTGCGGAACATCAGTTCCCTCTCCTTTTCGGGATTGCTGATGATGAGTGCGCCTGATACCCTGTCGCGGGAGAACTGATGCTGTGAGTTTTTCATTGGACTGCCACCACCCTGAGATTCTTGACGACGGGAACCCGTGTCTTGTCGTTGCTGTACATGCACACCTTGACTAGGAAAACATTGAACGGATTCGAGGGAACAAGCGTATACGATGCCTCCCTGAAGTCGTATGGATTGGTCGAGTTCTTGAACTGACCGCCAGCAAAGAACTCTCCCGTAGAGTCGAGAGTCATGAGTTGATATCCCGTGTCTCCCAGTTCCCTGTTCACCTTGCTGGAATCGATGGTCTTGGCAAACACGCGAATGAATGAGTTCGGAGGGATGTTCGCGCTGAGGAACACCTTGAGTTCCGTTCCCTTGAGGTCACCGGGAATCGTGCTGTACTTGGTGATGTATCTCGCGGTGTCGTCTCCCTCCACGGAAGAGACATCCTGCTGTGCCACAGCCGTGCTGTGGGACACGCCCCGCCTTGGGCGGTTCTTGGGGTTCCTGCTGGGCTGTCCCGACACCGCAGCCTGTTCGACCGTGGTCTCGCTGCCGACGCTGTTCACGATGTATTCCACCGCGATCAGGTTCGACCTGTCCATGTCGATCATGAATGTGCCGATGGATTCGTCGGTCTTTCCGATGGTGAACTCCACGAACGCCGTGGCTGTGGTGTCGAAGTCGAAGGAATTCTTCAGGGGAATGCTGCGACCGTTGACCATCCTGTATGTCGATGACCCAAGCGTGATTTCATTGCTGATCGATATGTCCGATGGAGCGAACATGAAGATGTTCGGCTGAACTATGCTGACCTCGTTGATGCCGTCTCCCGTGATTCCGACCTGTAGGTTGAAAGGATCAGCCCTCTGGAAGTTGCAGCGATAGAGGCTGAACATGAGGTCTGTGTTGGAGTCGCCAGAGACCTCGGAGTCGTTCTGTGAACGGAACAACGCGCCCTTCTGGAAGGTCGAGGATATCCTCTCGTCCGTCTCTATGTCGGTCTCTCCGATGTTAGCCACGAACACGGTGTAGTTCTGGCTGTTGGTCGAGATCAGTATCGCATACTCGCCTGGTGCAAGGAACACTGGAGTGCTGAACTTGAAGTTCGTAGCCGCTGGCGATGCCTCGTCCACGGTCAGTTCGGATGGCTTCTTGGTGACGGTGCTGAACGGCAGTATGACCGATGTGTGCGGAAGCCCGTTGATGACTGGGCATAGTTCGACCGTGATGGGAAGTTCCGCATCTGCCGTGGCAATGTGGATGTCAACGCTCTCGGCAAAGAACCCGTTGGGGTACAGGTCTTCGTTGACCTCGAATGTCTGAGCCAGCGGATCGATCCACTGGTTGTATCTGACCGTGTTGAGGTTCTTCTTTCTGTAGAGGGGAGTTGACACTACCTTGTTGCTGTTCGGTGTCTGCTTCCTTATCTCGGGATCGCGGATGGCGACGACGCTGAGGTTCTTGCTTTCCCTGATGCCTGAGCATTGGAAGGAAGCCTCGGCAATAGTTGTGGCATTCTCGATGTCGTTCGAGGCATCATCGACGACTCGGATTATCTTCTCGCCAACCGTGAACAGACCCGCTGGAATGTTCATGTTGACGGACATCAGCGACCCATCGACCGCATTGGTCATGAACGGACCACTTGCCCCATTCATGGTGCAGTAGGCATTCATGTTCACATTGTCCATGAAGACATGAACCTGTGTGCCGGGCTTTAGGTTCACGACATCGAACTTTACCGTGTTGTCTCGGACGAATGGAACCACGCTCTTGTTGACAAGCGTGTCGGTTGCCACTTCGTTGTAGTAACCCTTCCTGCGGAAGTCGGTGCGGTAGATTCCACGCGAGGATGCCGTGTCGTCAACCTTCCTGGACACGGCATCGTTGTCGAACCACTTGTTCTCGGCAGAGTTGGACTGCTTTGCCATGCGGCTTCTTGAGAAGAAGTATGCGTTTCTCTCGCTCTCCGCGTCCGTAAGTTCGACCGACAGCCCCGTCCACAGGCTCTCCCAATCGTTCCACTGCGAACCGTGACCGCTGTACGAGTTCATCGTTCCGACGAGCCAGGCATCGTTCACGCCTCCGTCGTTGACCCTCACCACCGGTCGCCTCGACTTGTCGTACCAGAAGTCTGCGTGGGGATAGACCTTCATGCTGCCCACCCAGTTGGGAAGACCGAAGGGATTCACCCGAACAGCCTTGCTAGCCTTGGACTGAGTGACCACGGGATCGGTGTTCCGCGTGAAGACCTCGCAGAGAATGTTGTCCTTCGTCAGGGTTATGCCCTGAGCGGACGGAGCGATGAAGTCGTAGGCATGGGAATCGAACGATGGTCTGAGTTCCCCGCGCTCCACATCGATTGAGCATCGGTGGTCATCGCTCACCACATCGGCTACTGAGTGACCGACGAATGTATCGACCAGCACTGCCCTCTTGATGGCATCCTGACCGTTCGTCTTGACGATGTCCTTGGAGACCACGCTGAGTTCCACATCGGTCAGCACGGCATGCTGCTCAAGTTCGTCGATGCGGCGAGACATCGTCCCGATGTCCTTCATCGTGAACCTGTCGTTTCCGATGCTTTCAGCCTTGATGTCGGTGGGATTGAATGTATATGCCGGTACGCTCAACACGAAGAGGGTCATCGAGTCCGATGTGTCCTCGGGAACAACTGGCGAATCGCTGGCGATTCCGCCCACCCTCTGCAATGTTGTGACTTCTCCGTCAGCCGCTATGTTGCGGGAAACGACGATCTTGTCGATCCGTGGAAGATACGCATCGTGGTCGCTTGCAATGCTGGACTGAATGGGAGCGAACCCGTTTGAGTAGTTGATGAGCGGTCGGTTGTACTGGTTTGGAACCGACGATCCGGATGAACCAAGCGTGTTTCCAGAGTAGAAGCCGATTATCTTGGCGATTGGACGGTAGTCAACCGCATTCGCAAGATGCACCGAGTTCCCCGTATGCGGATCCGTGTAGACGGGGATCTGGTCGTATGAGAGTCCGAGGTAGGAGTCTCGGACGAAAGGACCATATCCGCTGTGATCGAAGTTGGTGTATGTGACCGTGAACTGGAAGGTCTTCGTCTCCTCGTAGGTGGAGAAGAAGTTCGGCTTCACAAACAGCCTGGCGAGAAGATATGCCGAATCGCGCTGACCATTGTCGAACTGAAACCTATGCGAGATGTCGTTTCCGCTGCCGTCCTGGATGGAAACTATGCGGTGGACATCAGCCTTGTTCAGGGTGAAGTACATCTCGTAGATGCCGTTCGCGCTGTTCCTTCTGATGATGCGCTTGCTCACATTGGACTGACTGGTGGTGTTCGTGATGGTCTCGGAGGTCTGCACAAGTGTCTTTGTGCGGATCTTCGATGTGTCAACGGACACCCCCTGCAAGTTGGTAGAGACTGCCTTGACCTTTCCGACAAGCCGATAGCCGCCAGGAGGCAGTTGGCTTGTGAAGACCACGAAGTCTCCGCTACCTGATATCTTCGCCCGCGCAACGCTCTGTCCCGATGGAATCTGTGCGCTTTGACCTACGATCTTGAGGATCGTGCCTGGAGCGAGGTAGTTCGCGTTCGTCGGAGGAAGAGACGGTGATTCGGAAACGACATAGTATCCGTCCTCGGAGTCCAGAACGACATCGTTTCCATCTGGCACGAAGCCCTGTCCTATGTTCGCTGCCTCGAAGCACCAGTTGTATTCGTTGCCAAGCCCCAGTTCCACCTCTGGAAACGGGTTTGCAGCGGACACCACGAATGTCCTGGACACATCGTGGACATACGAAACGCTGTCCACATTCGCAATCATGGTGGTCGGGGTGTTTCCGTTGAGCGGATAGACAAGGCTCTGGCTGGCGAAGTCATGGAACTTGGGAACTGCCGAGTTGGCGGCATCCCTAGTGATGTCCGAGAGCAACTTGGTCGATATCCGCGTGACTGGATCGATCATGTAGAGGTTGATCGGCAGACCCACCGTGGTTCCGAACTTGATGTTCTCCACCGAAGACAGGTATGCGCGGAACTGCATCGTCGCGCCTTGGGTGCTGTTCACGGTGGGATCGTCGGTGTCGAGCCTGTGGAGTATTCCGCTGAACAGGGTGTTGGCATACCCGTTCGCAAGGAACTCCTGTGCGGTGAGAGGTTGGGTTGCCCCGTAGACCTCGACCGACAGGCTTCTCTCGCCCCTCAACTGGCTTGGAAGGGAGAAGAGCGGAGCGATGTTCGTTCCCGATGCAACGGGGTTGTACTTGCCAAGGATGTAGTTGCCGAAGTAGTTCGACACGCCCATGTACTGATACTCGGTGATCGTCCTTGCCTTTGGAACCTCTATCTGCTCCTTGAAGCGGGACTCGTATTCGTGTCCGAAGACATATGCCTTGCCCGAACCGATCTCAGCAACCACTGAAGAGGCATCCGTGGAGTCCTTGAAGGTTATGTCGAACGGCTTTACGACATAGTTTCCCTTCTCGTCGTATGTCCTCTGAGCGAACAGGTTCATCAAGTCGGAATACTGCGTCTGGTCGAACTTCCGCACGACGGTTCCGTTCTGATACCTGACCAGTTCGACGAAGTCCTTCTCGGAGTCGGTCTCGACGAAAGACAAGACCATGTCCACCTTATATCGGTGAGCGCCGGGTGCGTTGTAGTTGTATGATCCGCTGGCGGGATCCTTGAGGGTGTAGTCGTCCTTCTCGGTGACTATCATGGATACGACCCTGAATCCCATCGATCCCGATGGAGCGGTGAATGTCCTCACCCCATCGACCACCGTGTAGGCTGGTTCGATCTGATCGCTTGTCCTTACGAAGAACCCGTTAGCATAGTAGATGCCTTCGCCCGTAGCCACGACACGGCATCTGCCCTTGTATGGAAGCGTCTGCGAGTCTGGGGCTGTGGTGACATTGAAGAACTTGTCTGGATTGTCCGACTCAAGCGAGGTCGATGCGGAGAACTCGGTTCCCGACATGTAACTGATGACTGCAACTACGAAGTTGTCGTCGTCTCCCGCCGGAGGCAGGAAGTCGAGAACCTTGGCTTTCGACACGACATTGCCCGAACCATCGCGCTGTATGAGGTTGAAGCCGACGATGTCCTGCTCCGCTAGGTTGAACAGAGGGACAGACGAAGACTGAGGAAGAAGCCTGACGAAGTTGAGGGTCTGCGTTGAGATGTTTCCGCCGATGATGCGGCTTCCGTCCCTGAAGATGTTGTTGCCGAACCGCTCGATCTGGTTCTGAAGGATGGTCTGCAACTGCGTCAGTTCGCGGGTCTGAACCGCGTAGCCTGGACGGAACAGCATCCTGAGGAACTTCTTGTCCTCCTCGTAGTCATCGTAGTAGGGGCGAACATTGAACAGGCTCGGATCGTAAGAGGGCATCTACATTGCTCCTAGAAACCTATGACAATCTTGAACTCTTCCGATTGTTCCTGATTTCTCTGTATTGGTCGGATATTCTCTATGTATAGCAACTCACCCGAACCCACTGAGATGTCCGGAAGCGTTATTCCCGCGATGGTGACGGTCATCTGCTGTGCGGCAGTCAGTCCGTATTCGGTGAAGGACAGCGAATCTGTGGTGTTGAACTTGCCCCTGACATTGTTCACACGGAGTATTCCGGTGAGACCGCTTCCCCCTTGGACGGTGAAGTCAAGTATGTCAGCGTCCGTGCGGACGAGCGTCTTGGGATCGGTCTGCGAGAGGGTTCCATCCACGGCGGGAACTCCGAAGAGGACACCATCCGTGAACGGCGTTCCAGAAACTACTGTTATCTTGGTGGTCAGGTCGTATCGACCGATGTCCTCGGCTATTGAAGGTCTGAACGAAGTGGAAGCGATGCGACCGAACACCTCGTCCCCGCCGAAAGTCATGAAGGAACTTCCTCCAGTGCTTCCGATTGTGAGTTGACCGATGGACTCTCCATACTCTTGATCGACATCCAGTATGGCTGCTGACTCCATGGTGTAGCCAGCGGTCCCGAAAGAGATTAGCCTGTCCTTGGTGAATGCTCCCTGTAGGGTGTCTATGACCACGCTTCGGTCGTAGAGGTCGTATGAGAATATCGTTCCATACGCGGAAAGGGTCTGTCCTACCACGGATGAATACTGCCTTGCGATGTCGCCAGTGGCAAATGGAGCGGAATAAGTGGCTCCGTAGTAGACCCTCACCTTGCTGGACGAGTCATCGGAGAACCTGAAGTCTCCCTCGATGTCCTTGAGATATAGACGAAGCATGCTGCTTCTGCTTGGAACGAACCTGTCGCTGTCCACTATCCGTGCCGTGGCACGGCTTTCCTTGCCGAATATGAACATTCCGGGAACGAATGTGTTCAGCGAATACTTGTCGGTCTTGGTCGGCTGCTTCTTGACCAGAACCTCCAGTATCCTCTGCTCTTCCTGACCCGCAAGGGTCTCGCCTCCCCGAAGAAGGGGACTCTTGAGGATTCCGAACTGCCTGTAGTCGTTCCTGTGGCTTATCTTGCCGTCTTCTGTTCCATCGACCTCAACTACCATCATCAGGCTGGCGGGCTTGAGTTCGCGGATTGCGTTGTATCCATGACCCTTCGGCGTGGACAGGCTTGCCGAAATGGTGTTGTTCAGGGTTGCAACTGCCGTTCCAATGCTCGGTCCAGAGGCTCCCGTGACCACCCTTGGTCTGGCATATGTGTAGTTCCTGCCTGGGTTCAGGATGGTCAGGTTGTCGATCTTCCTGTCGGAGTCGGTGACGGGTGCTACGACTGCACCAGTTCCATCTCCATCGACGACCATGTATGGGACTATCCTGTATTGGCTCAGGGTGGAGACTGGTCTGTCGAGCGGTGGGTGGATCTCCGCATAGTGGTAGGAGACTCCGCTTCCCGTCTTGGCAAAGTTCACTATCCTGAGATACTGACCGATGCCAGGACCATCGGTGACGCGGATGGCATAGTCGTTCCAGTATCCGTTTGCGGGATTGATCGCCTCGTCGCCTATGTTTATGGTGACTATCGTCGAACCAGCCTGATTGGCGGTCACACCAAGGTCGGGAACCGTGTTGAAGGAGGTGAAGAATCGGCTGTAGCGGAAAGACTTGTCGAATGTCGGTCCCGCCGTCTTGGTGAAGGAAACGGTGTCTATGCTTCCAGGAACCGCGCTGTCCTGCACCGCCCTCTGCTCAAGGTTCTCGTCTCCCGCAAGGAAGACCGGAATGTAATCGAGCGTGATGTGTCCAAGATAGTCCTCAGGAACGGTGTAGATGTATTTCCAAGAGTAGCCATCGGACAGGCTGAATACCTGAGTGGATCTGCCTGTAGGCATGATGGTCGATGCGTTTCCGGTGGACTTCATGCACTTGTAGACATCGTTTTCGGAAGTGAAGACATACCATTCCTTGTCCGCAAGGTCTGTGGTCTCCGAATAAGCCGCGTAGGTGGTTCCTGGCGTCCAGTCTATGCGCGGAACGATCAGTTTCGTGTTCTCGGGGAAAATCCTCTTGATGAAGATGCCGTTGCGAATGGAGTCGTATGTGTTCCTGCCGACCTCTCCGAACGACGGTGGTCTCGTGTCGCTTTCGACAGCCGTGGTCGATGGGTTGTCCTCGTAGGGGAGAGAACGACCCACGAACAGGTAGTAGTTGCTGCTTCCCGAGAGAAAATCGCGGATGATCTCCACGATGTCGGTTTTGAAGAGTGACTTGAGGGCGGTGTTTGCCATGTTAGAAGTTCGGTGATGTCAGTCGAGGGCTTTCTATCAGTCCGTATTCGTTGCCGTCCCCCGTGGTTCCGACATACGATGTGTTCTGCGGGCTTGAATGGAAGTGATAGCCAAGAGGCATTCTGAAGAATGGGTTGAGTGCCATAGCCCCGAAGGATGCTCCAGCACCAGTTGATCCGTTCCAGACTCCCGTCAGACCACGGATTCCCCAGATGTTGGGGTGATGGTGTATCCGCCAGTAGTCGTAACTGAACCCCTGTGCTTCTATGTAGCCCTCGACACCGAGGCTGCTTCCAAGTGGTCTGCCCTGCGTGTCGTGGGTGAACCCACCTGTCTCGGGGACGATTCCTACTCCTGCTCTGACAAGGCTCACCGTTGCTGTAAAGCCTGAAGTTGCTGTGAACATCCTGATCGTCTTTCCCTCAACGAAGGAGGATGTGGCTCCAAACAATGCGGTCAATCCCGCTCCATTCAGGCTGATCCCCCTGAGAAGGAGGATTCCATAGGTTCCTCCATCGTTTAGACTTCTGAACTCAAAGACACCTGCGGTTATGCCGTTTCCGGAAGCACCGGTAGCAAATACGCTTGTGAAAGTCAGTCCCCCAAAGGTAAACCCGATTGGCTGCACAAAGAGTTTTCCACCCGTGCTTCCGTAGTTCTGCACATTGTTGTATACCGTGGCTCGTGGATTGAAGCCGTTTGGATAGACTCCGTATAGGTCGGCGGTGGTTCCCATCCTGTAAGGTGTGTAGTGACCGATGTACGGGAGTTCGTACCTCTGCATCTCGGAATGGAACGGAAGGCTGTCGATCACGCCGCGATCAACCAGTATGTCTCCGAACATCTTGAACCCGGCGGGATGGACAAGCCGCTTGTACATCTCCTTGTACATGTCGAACGATATCTCGCTCTTCAGCACATACGAGAAGTCCTGATAGAAGTCTCCGTCGAAAAGACGCTTGGTGGAACTGAGTTTCCCATCGTTGTTTGAGTAGTATCCCCTGTACTGGCTCAAGGCTGAGACCACGACTGCAAACCTCGCGTTTCCGTCGCCGGTGTTGGAAACCACGAATGCGTCCACATCGTCGGAGTATCCTATTCCGGAGTCTATCACGGAAACCGATAGTATCCGTCCGTCCTTGTCGGTTAGTTCTATGGCAACGGAAGCACCGAATCCCTCAATCGCTCCAGTGAGACCCAACCTGTCGGCTTGTTCGTATCCCGATCCTCCGTTCAGCACATCCACGCGGCTGATGACAGGAACGACTCGCTCTTCCAGCGAACCAGAGGGAAGATCGCACCTGATGGGAAGATTGGCTACGAAATCACCGAAAGGCTGTCCGATGAATATCTCCGTGACCTTCCAGTGCCGCATGTCGTACTGAAACACGCGGGTGACCTGAGCGGATGCCACCACCTGTCCCGTGGCAGGATCGTACTGATATACCCGATTGCCCTCCATCAGGTAGTTCGCGGTTCCACCCGAACTGGTGGTCTTGAGAGACAGACGCTCTATCCACTTCCCGTCCGATCCCCTGAGTATGTCCTTTCCAGGATAGGCTACCTGGGACGAGACATTGTAGATGAGCCTGAACAGGAACCTGAACGACTTCTCCGTTCCCTTGGATCCATAGAAGTTCCTTGCGTTCTTGAGGAAGTTGGCTTCGCTGACCACCCGTCCGTTCTCGTCGGTTGCCAGTTGATATGGGAATCCGCGCAGATACATTTCGCGGAAGTCGGCAAAAAACAGACCGATGGTACGGTCGATGTCCGTGCTCTCCGTAAACGAGTCGATGATTCCGAACGCATTCTGATACTGCTCAAGCCACTCGTAGTAAGCCTCGAGGAACAGCCTGAATGTGACATGGTCTCTGTTGACGAAGTCGGGAACCTGATCCACGACCAGGTTGCTGGGACCAAACCTCTTGATGGTAAGTGCTGGCGGCTCCCTCAGCAGAACCTGAGGTGCTGGAGCGGGACCAGTGGAGCCGAACAGGATCGGAAGCATCAGGCTCTCCTGGAGGACGAGTCGGTGAGTCTGACAACCAGACCGCCGTCAAGGCTTGGGTCGATGAAGAGAACCTGGTTTCGCTTGGGGACTATGTCCTTGGTCTGGTCGGGAACGGCATTGATTTGGATGAACGGCTTCGTTCCTGTTCCAGTGGGGGCAAATCCAGTCAGGGACATCTTTCCCGTGGCGTAGTCGATCTTGCCGATCCTGTCGTTGATCACCTTGACGGTGGAACCCTTCACGGAGTTCAGGACTATGTTTCCAGAACCATTGTCGCTGAGATAGCAGTCCACCACGACATTCTGCGAGTTCCTGTGCTTGAACAGCGAGGACGAGATGACAGAGACGCATGTTCCCTGGCTTCTCTGCAACTCCGCTCCGAAGTCAAGGTCATAGTTGGACAGACCGAATGTGGGAATGAATCTCTTGGCTAGGCGAGTGCTGATTCGGTTGCTGACCATGGCGTTGTTGGATAGGTCGATCAGCCTCGATATGGTCGAGTATCGGAAAGATCCGCCGAAGGAGTAGAGGTTTTGCGCGGAGTAGAGGACCGCAGCGAGTTCTATGGAACGCTTGACTTCGGATTCGCTGGTGAGTGTTCGGGAAGAATCGTATGTCGCGGAGCAGTCGAAGAGGATGTATGTGTAGTCAACATCGACCACCTCAGCCGTCACTGCCACAATCTTCCGTTGGTCGAGTATGGTGTTCAGTATCGTCTTCTTGTCCAGTTCTCCGATGAACTGCGAGTTCTTGGGTATGACCGAGATGAAGACCTTTCCATATTGAGGTGGGTCGCTCTCCTCCCCGCCCCATACCTTCACCTGAAGGGCGTTGTTGTATTCCTTCAGCACTATGGACTCGTAGTCCATTGCCGTGACCGCACGATCCTGCGACTGATAGTATCTCGGGGCTGTATACCTGATTCGCTCGGTGTCGTCCTTCACGCCTCCGAGGGTGGACGCAGACACCGTGGTGACGGTCGCTCCGAACTGGTTTCCGCCAAGCCCGCCGAAAAGGAACTCCGAGATGTTGTTGCCCTGCGGACCCTGCGTCTTCATGAAGATGGCTACGATGTACGAACCCTTCTCTGGTTCAGCCCCAAGTATTCCGTCTCCGAACGAGATTTCCGTGTTGCCCTTGTAGTTCTCGTTGACGAAGAACACCTTTGATGTTGGGTCTAGGGAGACGAAGTCCCCGTCTCGCTTCCACGAAAGGTCTGCGTTAGACAGATCGGTCGGAGAACGCATGACATACAGCCGGATCGTTGATCGGTCGATGTTGTCGAAGGGAAGTTCCATCTTCCTCGAGTTGCTGTCGGGATCGTAGACGATGGAGACGGAGTCGAATGCCCCCTGGTGTATCTCGACATTCTCGCACTTGTGGGGAGTGCTCGTCTTGTCTATGTCGTATGACTTCAGGGTCACGAAGGAATACTGGATCCCGTCCTTGGTGGAAGTGAACCTAGTTCCCACCGGAATGGTGTTGTAGCCCACCACATTCTCGCTGAACGACAAGTTGACCACGGCACGGGCTGCGGTGTCGGATGTAGGGACATACCCCAGGTTCTTGGCAAGAGAGACTACCGATCTTCGCAGAACAGCCGAATCGATGAACGACTCTGCGGCAAGCATGTTCGCATACATTGCCATGTAGTGGGTGTTGTATGCCAGAACATCCAGAAGGATGTTCATTCCCGATCCCTCGAAGTCGTAGTCGGTGAACTCTGGGGTTCCGCTCAGATAGTTCCTGAGGTTGGTCTTGATTCCCTCGAAGTCTATGTCGGTGATGGGTGAAAGTGCCCGGTTAGGCATCAGATGTTCCTCTCTATGGCGATGGTGAGGGTGGATACCTCGCGGCTGTTCATGAGCATGAACGAGATGGTCACATCAAACAGGTTGTATTCCTCGTTGAAGATGACCCGCACATCGTTTACCTTTGCCCTTGGCTCGTACCTGTTCAGTATGTCCATGATGTTGGATCGGATAGCCATGGCAGTCAGCGGTGTCGCTGGCTCGAAAAGCATTCGACTAACCCTGGAGTCGATCTGCGGGTTGAACGGCTTGTCGTATCTGTTCATCAGTACAAGGTTCCTGACGGATCGCTTGACTGCCTCCGCATCCTTCTTCAACGAGACATCCTTCGTCACGGGATTAGCCGCGAAGTCCAGATCCAGGTCAACGAAGAGGTTCTTCCTAACAATGCTTTTCATCTGTAGTCTTCTGCCGTGCTCAACAAGAACGCTATCTGATCCCGCGCATCGTCGATTTCATCCTGAAACTTGGACTCGTCCAGATTGTCCAATCTACCCAAATCGCACCATTCGATCATTATGTATCCGTGAATCGCGAGGCTGTGCTTGCATTGCACGGGCAGGATAGAATACGCCAGCGTGTCGTGAACCTCGAGGAACCGCTTGCTGTTCGACTCATCGTCCTCAGACACCATCCTGATGTCAGAATCGTTCTCCTGTAGCAATTCTATGAGTTCCACGAACCTGCTTACAAGAGAGTCCTGCCTGAACTGCATGGTGGACGATGCCTTCTGGTCGCAGGACTGATGTGTGATGGACATCCTGCGCATGGAGGATCCATCGACATACTTTCCTCCGTTGTGGAACTGAGCAAGGGTTGCCCTGCAAGCGTTGGAGCGGATGCGCAACTCGGTGAGGACTTCCCAGATCCGCATGTTCACTTGGGTGAAAGCCTTCTCCGATTTCTTGGCTTTCTTACCTTTGATGAATCTAAGAACTTCCTTGAGACCGAAGTAGCCGCCAGCGATCATCGCGGCGACTCCTGCTCCTATCTTGAACCATAGATCGATGTCTTCCATGTCTTTGCCTTTCCTTTCTCGTCTGAAAGCATAATACTTAGGTTTTCAGCAAGATCTTGATAATGACAAAGGTCAGTCGTTCAGACTGGGAATGTAGTCCAAGAGGTTCACGGGAGCATTTTCCACCTTCACGCCGCTTTCGTTTGCTATGTCCTTGAGTGCCTTGCTGGCATCCTCGGTGGTTATGAGGTTCGTGACCAACTGCGCACCGAAGCACGGGTCGGAAAGAACGGAGGAGATGATGGTGTTGCCAAGGGCATACCTCTCCACGAATGCGAGAGCGGCATTGTAGGCATTGATGTCGCCGTTTATGAGGCTCTGCATGGTGCTTTCCAACTGAACTAGGTTGTCCGTAAGTTGGCGGATCTTGCCGACATCCTCAGCGAGGTCAGTGAGACCGCCAGCCGCAAGTTGAGCCTCGATGTTGGAGAGAACGCTGGAGATCTGGCTCATGTTCTGCCCGAAGTTCTCGAAGAATGGTCCCGTGATCTGCGGGTTTAGCGAGGAGAAGGCATTGGAGAAGTTGTCCTCGAGTTTCTGTCCAGGATCCTTCAGCAAGTCCTTGATGGAGTTGTAGGTGGACATGACACCTATGATTTGATCCAGCCTCGGGAGGACGCTGTTGGGGTCGCCAAGATCGACTCCGCTGAGTCTGTTGGTGTGCGCGATGAATGCCTGTAGTTCGGTGTTCGTTCGTCCCAGCACATCGGACAGGTCTCCCGCAGCGTCGGCAAGACCGCCGAAACCGCTGGACAGAGCCTGTATGCTTTCAAGTTGACCCAAGGACTTCCCGATGTCCCCCTGAAGGAGTTCCGCCACCTGCTGCACGGGATTGCGGAGAAGGTTCCCGTCCATGAACTCCTGTAGGAACTTCTTCGGTCCTGGCGGGATGAGTTGGGATATCAGGCTGCAATTCGATGCGTCGAAGATGCTGGGATATCCTGGCTGGTTCTGCGCCCATGTCATAGTCCTACCTCCACATTGCTGTTGCATGTCATCGCGTGTCCGCAAGAAGCGTGGTTCCCGTAGACGCACACCCCTATGTCGCCAGCCGTAACCGACTGCGATCCCGTGACCATTACGGGACCAGAATGCTCGTCCCTGCCGTGTCCTGCCACATTGCTTCCGATTATCACCACGGGAAGGTCGTTGACGGTCACAGACTGCGATCCAGTCACAACCCTTCCTCCCGCGATTGCGTTTCCCACTCCTCCTAGGGACGGCATCAGAATCTTCCTCCGTCCACTATGTCTATGTCGAATCCTGCCATCAGTTCAAACCCCGATCCTTCCACGAAAGGCGGAATGCCCTTCGTCTCGTCCACGCAGAGGTATGTGAACCCGTTGTCGGGGAAGTAGACCGCATCTCCAGGCTGATATGCCGTGTTCAGGTCGAAGGTTCCTTTCCAGTGTATTGAAGCCATGGGTGATTCTCAGAACGGGGATGGGTATTTGCCTGGAACGAACTTGGGGTCGCTCTGAGACGATCCTTGGCGGGAAAGGGAGTTTAGTTTGACCATCCTGCCCTCTCCCTCCAGGAACACATCGCTTCCGCCATGCGTCTTGATAGCCGTGCTGTCAGCCGAGTTGGTCACTATCTTTCCCTCTTCCGTTTCGATGACGCAGTTCCCCACGACCTTCGTGTACTTGTTTCCGCGTATCGTCTCCCTGTAGTCTCCCTGAACATCCATCTCGACATTCCCACACACGACTCCCCGTAGATCCTTCCTGGCAAGGAGGTTGACATTGCCCTCAACCTGTAGGTTCAGGTCGCCGCCGTCCTTTCCGTTCCCCACCAGAAGCCTTCCGTCCCCGTCTATGGTGATGGTTGCCGATCCCTTGATGTGGATGAAGTCGCTTCCCGCTATGAGTTCATAGTTGTTCCCCACGACCTTGTGGACGCGGGTTCCGTTGGGGTCGTTCTTCCACCCGTTGGCAACCTCCTCGAAACTTCCCGATGGGTGGTATGTGTGATGGCGTTCCTTCTCTTGGGTGTCGTCCCATTCCTCGACCATTCCCGACTTGGTCGCAAAGACCTTGTTGTTGGGATACTTGGCTGCATATGGCGAAGTCGGTTCCGACCACTTAGCCTTCTCCTCGACATCCCATGCCACCATGACATCCTCGACAAGGCTATCCTCCTTGTCCTTCAGGATGGTCTTGTCCTTCTCGTCTCCCGTGGCAAGTCGGTTCGTGTCGGGAACATCCTTCTCGGTGGGATAGGTTCCAGTGGGATCGTTGAACCCGCTCCTGGGATCAGGCAGTTCCGATGGAATGCCTCCGACCGTGAACATGACCACAGGATGCTGCGCGTTCAGCCCGTCCCTGAAGAATCCGAAGACATGGGATCCTGGCAGCATGCCTGTCGGAGATCTTCCGATTCCGCTGATCGACGCGCTTCCGCATTCCTGTAGGACATGCGCCCACGGAAGGCTCTTGGTGGGTATCTTCGACTTGTCGTCCGTGTGATAGCCGAAGGCGCGGACTCTGACCCGTCCTATCTTGAGTGGATCGTCTATGTCTTCCACGACACCGAACCACCAGACGAATCTGTCCCTACCCATGAAGTCAGGCATTCATCTCATCGCTTTCTGTCTCGGACTCGGTAGTTCTGGTCGGGGAAGTTCTCTCTTGCCCAAGACTCCCATTCCCGCAACTCCTCGTTGCTCATGGAGAGTTTGCGGACCTTGCTTTCGGTCTCGTCGGGCGTGATCACATGGACATCGGTTCGTTCATTCTGCATGGGTTCTCCGTTCACCTTATCTGTGTCTTCTCTATCCTGTCGGGCATACGCTTGATCAAGGACTCCTTGGACATCTCCACGGTGGTCTTGTACCCGCTCTTCCTATTTAGGACATGCTTCAGGGTCACGACGATGTACTTGCCCGTGATGAAATGATCCAGATAGTCCGTCTCCATGTCCCCCATGTATCCGATCTTGGGAACCTGTAGACCGACCGTGTCCAGCAACCTCAGCGATGAGTTTCCAGGAACAAGCATAGTCACGCGCATCGTGGTGAACTGCTTCTGTAGGCTTCTGTTGGTCAGCGCGTATTCGCCATAGTTGTCGTTGTCCTGTATCCCGTCCATCTTCTTAGTCTGCGATGGGAGGTATATCCTGTTGGCAGACTTTCCCTTCTCAAGGTAGAGATCGAAGAACTTGTTGGTTGGTATCATTGGATATCTGTTCAGCGACTTCCATCCGGGATTGTTGGTGTAGTCAATGTAGTCGAAGTCCTGCTGCGTGTACTGCTTGGTCGTTATGTCGTGGGTGTTCAGCACTCCCGAGTACATTCCCCCCTGAAACTCGTCCAGTTTGTCGAAGTACGAGGTTATGGAGTAGTCTAGAACCCTGGTGAGGTATAGTTCGACATCGGCAAGGTTTCCTGGATTTCTAGGCTCCACGCGAAAGACATACTTCTCCTTCTTCTGAGTCTCATGCAGGATGTCCTTGAAGTGGAATCCGTCCACATCCTCGTAGAACCTGTAGAAGGATGTGTGCTCGTCGTTGAAGGCTCTCTCCGCAAGCCATGATATGGTGAACAGGGGTGTCCATCGGGGTATCACGAAACTGCGCTTCTTGCTTGTCCGAACATTGACATCTAGGGTCTTGTCGAATGTATCCCGCAGTATAGCGGTAGCCATGTCCGTAATGCTTCCGGAGATGGATGACTCCGTGACAAGGAACCTGTTGAGGAAGTTAGTCTCGGTCACGAACTGAACGACATAGACTTCGGTCTTCTCTCCATCGGCTCTTGCCTTTCCCATGGGAGCGGTGATGAATCCCTTTATGGTCACAGGCTCGAACTGAGTGCCCGGAGTCCTGTATGTTACCTCCACCCTCTCGTTTCCGACTATCGGAAGCGTCTCGGACAGGTTCAAGGTGTCGCGGAGAAGTATCTCCCCGTAGAGTTTGTCGTCAAAGATGGATTCGGATATGACCAGTTCGATGAACACATCCATCGATGCTATCTCTATTCCGTCGCCTCCTGAGTTGCTGAATATCAGCAGACGGTCGATCTGAAACCCGCTCTCGCTGTATGTCGAGGGAGACGATGCCTCAGCCATTGCTCAACGACTCCTCGACCTGCTTGGCGACCTTCTCGACATACTGGCGGGGAAGAGCCACCACGCCCCGCCTGTCGTCGTTCTCGGCTACCTCGTTCTCTAGGTTCGTCACCACGAAGTCTGTGAAGTCCTCGTTGATGTATCTTCCAAGCAGGGTCTGTCCGAATGTGAATCCCGATAGGTCGGTCGGTTCCACGAAAGACTCCTGCAACGACAAGGGGAGAAGGGGATTTAGCATCGACCCATCCCGCTCGAAGTGGTGCATCGCGAAAGGACTCTGAATGGACTTTCCGACCCTCGCGACATAGTAGGTCTCGTTGCCTAGCACATCGGTGTTCTTTCCAGCGATGTACGAGTTCTCTGCTGGTATCCACAGGGTCTTCTCCGCGAACTCAAGCACCAGCCTCCCCGTGACGGGATCGAAGGAATGCACCCTGGCTCCGAAGTTGGCATTCTGATAGGATGGCTGCAAGCCTGGATTCGTCTGCGTGGTCGCATAGACGATGTCGTTCTTCCTGAAGGAACCCTCGAAAGGCTTGTCGCCCGCCACATTGGTCAGGAACAGAGTGTAGCCAGGATGCTTCTCATCGACATAGTTGTCGAACGAGGACGGAGCCAGAACCCAATCGTAGTAGGGATTGACCGCCTCGTTCATCTGTAGGAGCAGCCAGTGGTATCTGGAGTCCCCGTACAACTTGTCCGAGAAGATGTCGGGTCTGTCCTTGTCTCCCGCTAGGATGTCCACAGGAAACTGACCTTCCTTCATGAGGGCATCAGCCACCCTGAGATTGACGGTGATGTCCGTCATGTAGCCAAAGCCAAGCGGAGAGATGTATCTGGTGATCGGTATTCTGTCGTACATGTGTCAGTATCCGTGGACTATATGCTCGTTGTTCAACTGCTCCATCTCCTGGAACTCAAGGGTCATGGTGATGAACGCTGGCTTGGAGTCGTGGAATGTCTTGAAGTCTCCCGCAGCGGAGTAGTCAACATTGACACCAGCCAGCGCAAGCCGTGGAAGTTTCGGAAGATGGTCGTTCACCACAGCCGCTCCTGCATCGGTTATGGTGAAGAAGGTAGCCTCGAACTCTGCGGGGAACTTGAAGAAGTGACCGCCGCCGCCACGGAGGGCAGGGTATGCATGGTATCGGAACATCCGTATGATGTCGAGAACGGTCTGCGCCTCGCGTGGGTTCTTCGGGGCAAACTCGAATGTGAAGGAGTGGTTTCTGATGCCGACATCCTTGAACATCATTTCCCTTCTTGGATTGGTGACGCTTCTCGTCGAGGCATTCCTAGCAGCCTGAATGTTGGCAGCCTCTATTCCAAGCATTCCCGTTGCCTGATTTATGAGATTGGCGATTGCCTGTGTTCCTGCCTTCTCGACCACCGACGAGACACCTCCTCGCTGTAGCGTCACCGCGCTGATGAGGCTCCTCATCATCCCCATGTCCTCATCGGAGTATATCAACTGGTCGTTGGCTGTGATCTTGAGCGGCATATAGAGGCATATCGTGTCCTTGGACTTGACATTGGCATAGCCGAACCTCCGGTTGGCAAGAAGGATGTTCTGCTCCCACTTCGGGCGGTTCACCTTCCGACCGCTGATTCCCCTGCGCTCGTAGTCTATCTTGTTGAGTTCTCCGCTTTTGTCCACAAGCACATCCCCACCAATAGACTTGGCATAGTTGATGAGGTCCGTCACGGGAAGGAATGTCTCTCCGACCTCCAATCCTAACTCACCGGCTATGGACGCTATTCCTCCAGTCCCGCTCAAGATGTTCCCAAGACCACCGAGAGCAGACTTCTCCAACTGAAGTATCTGCTCGTTGGCTGTAACGCCGCTTCGACTCTCCGAACCGTACTCGCTCTGCTCCCTGACAAAGTCTATCTGTTCCTGAGAGAAACCCGCCTGAGTCAAGTATCCTGGGTAGTCTCCTTCCCACGAAGACCTGGAACCATTTCCACCCGCTATCTCTCCCTTAGCCGCCAATGCGCTTGTTGACTGATTGACTATCCTGTTCTGCACCCTTGTCGAGTCCGACTCTCCCTGATAGATATTGAAGCACATGAAGTGATGGTATCTTCGGTTCTTGCCCAGATCCTGCGGATACTGAAGGAAACTGGGAATGCCCAGTATCTGATTTCGGTTGGCATCGGGTATGTTGAACTGGGAAAGGATCTGCCCGATGTTGTCGTCAGCCCCGCCCAGTTGGCTTCCAAGGTTGACATTCTGCACGTCAGCACCCCTGTTGCGGCTTCCGCCGAACGACGCTGCATAAGGGAACTCGTCCATGGACAAGTCCGTCTCCCTCTCGTAGTACTTTCCGTTCTCAGAGTTCATCTATGTCCACCCAAAAGAAGTTTCTGCAAGGATCTTTCATCCCGAAGAACCCCAAGAAGTACAAGGGGGATCCCACGGAGATTATCTATCGCAGTTCTTGGGAAAGAAGATTCATGAACTACTGCGACAACAAGACATCCATCGTGGAGTGGTCGAGCGAACGCACGATAGTCCCGTATCTCTACGAGGCTGACGGCAGGACTCACCGATACTTCGTTGACTTCCGCATAGTCGTGGAGGACAAGGAAGGCAAGAGGCAGACCTACCTAGTCGAGATAAAGCCCCACAAGAAGACGATGCCCCCGAAGAAGCCCAAGCGGCAGACCAAGAGTTACATATACGAGACGCTGGAGTTCGTCAAGAACCAGAACAAGTGGGATGCTGCCAGAAAGTACGCGGAGCAGAGGGGATGGAAGTTCCTCATACTCACAGAGAACGAACTCAAGATAGGAAAGTGACCCATGGACCTGAAATCGCTGCGCAAGGTGTTCGAGGAAATGGAAGCCCTCAAGGACGAAGACCTGAAGACTCCCACGGACGACCTGGTGCAGGAGGCGGTGGATTGGTATCAGGACAATGCGACCGCTGTCTACAAGGACACCTACGGGGTCAGTCCAAAAAACGCTGGCTTCAAGCAAAGCACACTGCTGCCCCACTCGTCCATCGACTACGGAGCGATCCCCCGTGGCGGCGGAAGGCTCTATACCTTCGCCTACGAACCAGAGAAGTCCCACAAGAAGAAGACCTACTGGGACATGTTCCCTCTCGTCCTGACGATGATAGAGGACAAGCCCGCCCCAGGCACATTCATGGGCATCAACCTGCACTACCTGGATCCCGAGCGGAGGAAACTCGCCTTCCTCACTCTCGTCGAGGAGTATGCATCGGGAGACCTATCTCAGAGAAGCACCAGGATTTCCTTTCTTGAGAACGCAAAACTCCGCGCTCCACCCGCTAGATACCTGAGACCCTGCATACGGAGATACAAGTTCGAGAACATCCGTGGACGGGCTTTGCTCATACCACCCGAGCACTGGATGAAGATGATATTCCTGCCCACCCACCAGTTCACCGGTCGGTTCCTGGGGGCAGGAGAGGGAAGAGTGTGGAGAGACACCTGGAAGCGATACAGAAAGACCTGACGAATGGCATTCAACCCCCTCTTCTCATCATCAGCCCTGAATGCGCTGAACTCTCCCGATGCGCTGAACCGCGTCAACGGTAGCCGAAACAACACGGAGCAACAGTCGTTCGACGATGCCGTGAGGCAGTTTGAGAGCAGACTCTCGGGAATCCATGCCTCCAACCTAGCCATGAACCTGGCGATAGACGGGTTGCTTGAGTCCAAGTCGGCGGCACACGACCCATCGACCAGCAGCGTCAAGCGGCAACTTGAGCACATCGTGGAGATGGGCTTCTATGCCAGACCCACCAGGTTCTCCTTCTTCATAGACGGGTTTCCCTCCAATGTGAACGAGCGTCTTGTGAGGAACTGCATGGCGACATCCATGCCTGGGCGGTCTCTCATGTCGCAGGGGTTCAAGATATATGGTCCACCCGTGGAGCAGGTATACGAGGCAATGTACGGCAACGAGATCGGGATGACCTTCCGCGTCGGTCAGGACATGATGGAGAGAGACCTGTTCGAGAGATGGATGAACATGTCCATATCCTACAGGACATCGGATGTCTCCTATCCGGACGACTACATGACCACCATGAGGATATACCAGTTGAACCGCATGGACGGATATGTGTATGCGGTTCGCCTCAGGAATGTGTTCTGCAAGTCGATGTCCGACATGGAGTTCTCATCGGATGCATCCGATCAGTTGCACACGGTGAATGTCTCCTTGGGATACACCGACTATGCGGTGATTGGTCGAGTGAATCCACGGGAGCAGAGGCAGACTGCCGCAGCGGATGGTCCTGTGAGCGGAAGGCGGGCGATCTATTCAGACAGCGCAAGCAGGATAGTGTCCGACCTGACCAGCGAGGAGCAGCAAGCGATGAACAACTTGAACAACATAGTGTTTGGACGAACCAGCGGGTGATACCCAGAACAGGATGAATCGACATGACATTGCCTAGAATAGCGATAGCCAAGTATCCCATAACGATCCCCTCCACGAAGAAGGAGACCTACTTCAGACCTTTCCTCGTCAAGGAGCAGAAGATACTCATGATGGCTTCGGAGAGCGGAGACGAGAAGCAGATTGCCAAGGCTATCGGGGACATAGTGGACAGATGCGTTGACGGGCTGACCAATGTGCATTCCATGCCCATGTTCGACCTGGAGTATCTCTTCCTAAACATCCGAGCCAAGTCGGCTGGCGAAGTGGTCAGCCTGAACGCTCCATGCCCCAAGTGCAGCAAGACCCATGGGGTCGAGGTCAAACTGGACGAGATTCAGGTTGACTTCAAGGACAACAAATCCAACAAGATCATGCTCACGGACAAGATGGGGATAGTGATGAGGTATCCGTGCCTGGGCGATTCCGCCGTCAGCATGAACGGGATGAACGCTGAGGATGTGATTGAGTTCGTAGCCGCATCGATAGAGAGCGTGTTCGACGAGGAGATGGTCTACGGCAGGAAGGACTCCACGCAGAAGGAGATGGTGGAGTTCGTGGAGTCGATGACCACTGAGCAGTTCGAGAAGGTCACGGAGTTCTACCAGAACCTCCCGCAGGTCCGCAAGGAAGTGGACTGCCGATGCCCGTCGTGCGGAAACGAATACAAGATAGACTTCAGAGGGCTACGCGATTTTTTTACCTGATGATGTGCCACGAGAACCTGGCAAACCTCTTCAAGACCAACTTCCTCCTCATGCATGAGCACAAGTATTCGCTCACGGAGTTGGAGGAGATGATTCCTTGGGAACGAGAAGTGTACCTCTCCCTGCTTGTCAAGCACATACAGGAGGAGAACGAAAGGCTGAAGCAGCAAAGGACAGGCTAGGATGAAACCAGGCGAAAGAGAAGCCATAAAGTATCAGGCTGAGTCGCTGGGCAAGATGCTCAGGTTCAACCTTGGAAGCGCGATCCTCACGGGAGGCATCGGTGCTGCCGGTGCGTTAGGTCGCCTTCCTGGCGCAAGGACGATCAGGGAAAGCCTGGAGATTCGGAAGCGAGAACGCTACTTTCAGTCCGGACGAGACGAGCAGGGCAGGAAACTCACCAAGAGGGAACTACAGGACAGGGAAGCGCAGAGATCTGACATGGGCGCGTTGGGATACCTCCGAGAGGTGTTCGAGGATTCGTGGGGATTCAAGGGCAAGGGCGCGGAAAAAGGGGCAGTTCCCGTCAGGTTTTCCGATGCCGGTATCGACCAACTGAAGGAAGCATTCAGCGAACTCTCCCAGGTTCTGGGGGGAGTCGATGAAAAGGCAGATGCGGCACTTGCGGGGATCGGCACGATCCGGACTGCTCTGGGCGTATACGGAGGAGAGTCTTCTTCCGATCCGTCTTCCATCACAGCCCCGACACCACCTCCGGTCGCAGACACGGCAGCGAAGGAAGCGGCGGTTGAGAAGGACCGCGAGGACGACAAGGACGCGGCAACGAAGGAAGCGGCGGTTGAGAAGGAGCGCGAGGACGACAAGGACGCAGCAGAAGCCGCAGAGAAGCAGGAAGGTCTGTTCGGCAAGTTGATAAAGGCAGTCAAGGACAGCAAGGAAGAAGGAGGAGGGCTGTTTGGACTGATAGCAACGGCTATCGGCGGGTTTGCATCGATGGTGGCAGGAAAGTTCGGATTGCTGCTGGGCAAGATAGCACCGATACTGACCATACTCGGCAAGATCGCGGGATTCTTCGGATTGAAGGGAATCTCTGGCGCTCTGTCTGGTGCTGCTAAAGGAACCGCGACTAGTGCTGCTAAAGGCACGGCTGCGGGTGCTGCGGGCGCGGCTGAAGCGGCAAAGAAGCCAGGCATCATGTCGCGCATGGCATCGGGAATAGGACGGGGTGTCAAGGGAATCGGTTCGATGCTTGCCAAGACGGGAATAGGTCAGACAGCCATACAGGCTGGTTCTGGTCTGGTCCAGGCTGGCAAGTTCGCAGGAAAAGAGATGCGCTACCTGGGAAACGACATAGCGGGAGCCGCAAAGAGCGCAGCAAAGCCAGCGGCAGGATGGCTGTCCAGCGCATGGAATGCCACAAAAGGCTTTGGATCCCGTGCCGTGGATGCGGTGGCAAGGTTGAACCCGCTCAAGTACATCAAGAACCTGGCATCGACTCAAGGACCGAAGTTGCTGAAAGGATTGACATCGGTTCCTGCAATCGGTGCTGCAATCGAAGCGATAATAGGTGCGCTCGACATAGCGAGCGTCAAGGGGGACGAGACCATGTCTCCCGACGAGAAGAAGACTAGGATAGGGCAAATCGTCGGAAAGACGATAGGAAGCGCACTGGGCACGGTCGGAGGATCGGTGCTTGGAGGCGCAGTGGGATCGTTGCTGGGTCCAGGACCAGGAACCGCAATCGGGTCCATAGCGGGAGCCATGGGTGGAAGTTGGCTTGGAGGAACTCTTGGCGAAGCCCTAGCCGATGCGCTTGGACCAAGGGAGATCTACGACATACTGGAGTCCATTCCTGGAATCGGAAGTCTGCTGCGGGTCGATGATGAGAAAGAGACTGCTCCTATGACGGAGGCATCCAATCCAGTCACAGGATCGGCTGCTTCATCCGTTGGACAAGACTCATCGCAGTCGATTCCAAGCCGAGTGGACGCTCAAGTGGTGGATGCAAGACCGACGATGGGATCCAATGCATCTTCCATGATGCAGGAGAACTCCATGCTGAGGACGACCCCTCAGCCTCAGCCCAAGCCAGCCACGACGAACATTGCAGACAACAGGGTGTCCAACAACGCTACGATGCTTTCGGCTCCGTCAGCCCGCATCGGAGGAGCAAACCAGACTGCCACCTTCAACGGACTGATGGCACTCGCATGATGCCTTCCTCCGTAGTGTAGTGGATCTGGTCGAAGACCTTCATGCACCACGGGAGGCACTTGGGGCATGGTCTGGACATGCGCATCTCCCCCTTGCGGTTGAACCTGAAGTTCCACAGTTCGATGTCCTCGCGGAGATCGCACCTCAGGAAGGCATCGAGTTCCGAATGGACTTCGTCGAAGAGGTAGCCGTGCTCGACTGCCATGGGATGTGTCTTGAACCTGTTCGTCCCCCATGCCACGATCCTGTTCTTGTGCAGGATCAGGCTGCAATGCTTCTTCTTGCGGGGAACATCCATGCACTTCTCGAAGGCAAACCTGAGAAGACGCTGATGTCTTTTGGGAAGTTTGTGACTTCCCTGTGATACTGAGATACTCAATGGTTCCATGATCTAAGTACTGGTATCTCGAGAAGGGGTCTTCTCAATCAGGACACAGTTAGATATGTCGGGCAGAAGACGCATCGGGAAATGATTCTGATCGAATCGAAAAGAAAGATTGGATCCCCATCCACCAAAATGATTCTCGTCAAAGTAAGGTTCATTTGACCGAACGGCTTGACAACCTTTGGGAACACCGTATCTTTACTTCAGTTGCGGAACGACACCGACCTAGATACGGAGCCGTCGTTGCCGCGAGGCAGATCATCGAAATCGTGATAGAAAGGCATCATCATGCTCAGGATGAATATCGACAGGAAGTTCTGCGCGAGCCTGAAGGTCTTTGAGGAAGGGCTTGGAAAGATCGTCGCGGAAGCCACCGATGGCGGATCAGAGGTCATCCACGAAGAGGGATACAAGTACGTCCGCATCGTCCTTGTCAGCAAGGAAGCGGACGGCAGCAGGAAGAAGCAGATCTGGGGCTTCATCGACAAGCGCACGGGTGACATCTACCGCCCCGCAAGCATGAAGGCTCCAAGCCTCAACTACTCGCGTGGAAACATCCATGACGAGTCGAACGGGCTTGCCACCGCCCATTGGTCGGGACCGTCCTACATCTGGGAGATCAACGAGCGCAGGAAGGAAGAGAGCGCGGGGCGGCAGGAGGAAGCGGGAGAAGGAGAGACCGCACAGCCTACGATGGAGTTCCCCCTCTGATGCCGCACTACAGGTTCCACATCGACATTCCGTTCGATCCATCGGATTCGGAGGAGGAGTGCGTCCGAAAGTCGGAGAAGGTCGTGTCCTTCCTAGAGACGATGACGATGATCGAGAACCTGGGGATAGAGAAGGTCAACTACAGGCTAGGTCACGACGAGGACAGGCAGAAGTCCAACTACCTCGACAAGAACGAGAACGGGCATGTGAGCAACAAAAAGTTCACCATCGTCTTCAGCGACGATAACAGGCAGTCGAAAAGAATCGTTTCGGACAACCCTTGACACAGCCGTGGAACTGGCTAGACTGATGCAGACAGTCAATGTGCCGTGGGAGGTCTTGGCATCCTCAGCCTGATTTATAAACAGGTAAGAACAGGTTCGATTCCTGTACGGCATACATCAACAACCGACCGTGCGCCATGTGGATCCACGCACGGTTCGGAGACTACAAGGATCCACTGACTATGGAGACATCGACATGATTAGGTTTGTTACTGACAGCGAAAGAAGCGGCAAGAGCGTGACTGGTCTGCTTGCCCTCCTTTTCGGCATCGGCTTCTTCTGGTTCACCTTCCTCTCACCTGAGACGGTGAACTCTGCCACGAAGGCAAACTACTGCCTCGTCGCGGCTGCTTTGTCGTTCGCGGGATACCTGTGGTTCCGCCTTCAGGAGACGAAGGCATGGCTCGAAAGCGAGGAGAAGGGTCGCAACGATGACCGCAAGGAAAACTACAGCAACGAGTCCATCCGTGGTCTGCACGACCGCATCGACCGCCTTGAGGAGCGTTCCAAGTGCAAGAACGGCGGCGGGTGCATGGCAGACAACGAAGACACATTCGGATTGTGAGTCAAGTCCTGACTAAATAGGTTCCGTCCACCTACCTGGGGAAACGACAAGGACGGCAGAGGGGAGCGCATTCTGCGATAACGCTCTTTCGTGCGGATGTAACTCAGAGGTAGAGTCTCGGTTTTCCAAACCGATGGTCGTGGGTTCAAATCCCATCGTCCGCTTTGCGAGTGAGTGAGACGGCAACACACTAGGCTCATAATCTAGGGAAATGGGTTCGACTCCCATACTCGCTATTGTGACTGTAGAACAAATGGATAGTTCAGGAGATTGTGATTCTCCCCGTTGCGGGTTCAAGTCCCGCCAGTCACCCTCTGTGATAACTGCCCGATTGTGTAATGGTAGCACCCGAGACTCTGATTCTCGTTGTCCTGGTTCGAGTCCAGGTTGGGCAACTTTTCCGTGGGGATAACTCAGTAGGTAGAGTAGCGGACTGAAAATCCGTCAGCGAAGGTTCGATTCCTTCTCCTCACATTGGTCTGTAGCACAACGGTAGTGCGCCGTCCTGTTAGGACGGGGTTACAGGTTCAAATCCTGTCGGACCAGTTGGACTGTGGCTCAGTAGGCAGAGCATTCCCTTGATAAGGGAGAGGTCGTTGGTTCGATTCCAACCAGTCCTATTCGACTGATCGTTTCCCGAGCAGCAAAGGGGAGAGTCTGTAAAACTCTTGGTCTTCGACCTTCGTAGGTGCAAGTCCTACACGATCAACTTCAGAGACGGGACATGGCTCAGTTTGGTAGAGCGTTCGCTTTGGGAGCGAGATGTCGCAGGTTCAAATCCTGCTGTCCCGATTGTGTGTCTGCCCTCATAGTATAGCGGCTATTACCGTTGATTTGTAATCATCAGACCTCAGTTCGATTCTGAGTGGGGGCTTTCAAAAACCTTCCTCTTGCCTGTAATGCGCAAAGGCTCAAGTAGAGGAGAAAATGGAGAACACCACTCCATTGTGGGTTTCGCGGAAAACGGATTGGGTACTTGCAAAGCCCTACCGAATGTTCCAAGGTTGTCCCACCAGTTCGGTCTAGTAGATTAGTTGGCTAAATCGTTGGACTTTCACTCCAAAGACCGTGGGTTCGACTCCCACCTAGATCATTCTTCCATGCCATGCTATGCAATCTCCATCCGTGAAGACACGCAGCACCTCCTCAAGGACGGCGGGGGATACCTCTTCTACAGGAAGAAGTCCCTTGCCGTCGAGGTCTGCGATGAGATGAATGCCCTGCGGAAGGGAATGAAACTGGAGCAGGTCTATTCGGTCTGCAAGGTGGACGAGAAGGATTGGAAGGGATACCCCTTCACATACGACAAGGAGTTCGATGATGACGGTTCCAGAGGAGATGTTCAACGCTATACGAAACGCACGGCACTTCATGCTGGCACTGATGGATCCAAAGCAGACTCCAAAGGTTCCAAGAGAAGTCCGAAAGAGGGCAAGGGACAGACTCAGGCACTTCCCTTCTGAGTTCGACATCAGCGAGATGGAAAAGTTCCATGCCCTCAGGGATCAGGATCCAAACATCCTTTTCGGAGAGTGCATGAAGAGGCTTGACTCCATCCGTGGGGAGATTACCATAGCGGAGCGAAAGTTGAGCGATGTCGGCAACGACATCGTGACCGCGATCAGGAACACCAGAGGAGGCAACGATGCCCAACAGCAAGGCTAGGAATGTCGCGAGGAAGCACCGCAAGTCCAGGATTCGGTGGAAGAACAAGAACAAGGCAAGCCTGGCTCTAGCCAAGGACAAGGCATCGAAGCCCAAGAAGAAGGTCTCGGTGTTCGACAGGGCAAGGGCGGCACAGCAGAATGTTCCCCTGTCGGGGGCAACCCCGTCTGCCGTATCTAACCCGACAGGGGAACGCCGCACCGCTTCGATGATGACTTTCGACGAACTCAAGGCAACTGGAGGCTGAGATGGAAAAGACACAGATGGTCGAGTCCCTTCACCGTGGAATCTGCGAGGTGGTGTTCACCAAGGCAGACGGCACGGAGCGCACCATGAAATGCACACGGTCGCAGAGCCATGCTCCCATTTCCGTTCCCGCATCCAACCTCCTGACTGAGGACGGGTCGGTCGGACCCGATGTCATTCCCGTGTGGGATGTCGAGGCAGGGCAATGGAGGTCGTTCAACGCGAAGTCGGTGAAGTCCTTCCGCTCCGTTGGTTCGTTGCTGAACGGATGAGCGAGTCGCCCCTCTAACTCAATGGTAGAGTAACGGACTTTCAAATGGAACTGCCGTGCAGGAATGCACGGATCGAATCTTGTCAAAGTCGGTGAACTCCCTGTCGAAAGACGAGACAACGCCGAGCCAAGCGCAGCGATGCGAAGGTGTAGAGACTTGACGGCAAGCACCCAGAACGGGTGAAGGCAAAGTCCAGACCACGAACGGAAGGCGGCGAAAGCCGAAGTGGTAGGTAATCCGTCAGTTGTGGGTTCGAGTCCCACGGGGGGTATTGCGCCAGCGTGGCGGAATGGCATACGCAGGATGCTCAAAACATCCGGATCCTAGATCGTGCAGGTTCGACTCCTGTCGCTGGTATTGGAGGAACACATGCAGACACAGAACATGACCAAGACAGAACTCATCGAAAACATCGAAATCCTCGCGGAAAAGTGCGAGAAGTTGATCGCCGAACTCGCGCAGCGCACCGCCGCTCTTGATCAAATGACGGTTCACCGCAATGCGACGATAGAACATCGAGACATCACGCAGCAGGTGCTAAACGGTATCACCGTTGCGTTATCTCAGCGCACCGCCGACCTCGCCCGCGTGACCGCCGAGCGCGACGAGGCGCGGCGGTGGGTGTGCAGAAAGACGGTCTACGCAGAAAGGAAACCCCACGATTTGGTTGATTCCACCGAAGCAAAGGTTCTCCTCGAAGCACAGATGCGCGGCTGGGACTGCTTCGCAAAGGAGGGGTGATGAGCGACTTCCCCGAGATCACCACCGAGCAGATCGTGGCTCGTCTCCGCATGATCGTCGCAGAGCCAGATTCGCTCTGCAAGACCGACATTCACTACATAGAGGACGCTGCTGACGAACTGGAGAGCAAGGGCGACGAGATCGCCCGCCTCACCGCCGAGCGCGACGAGGCGCGGCGGGAACTCTGCCAGTTGAAGTCACGATTGGGAGCGGACTACTACGTTCCATCATTGAATCCCGAGGGTTACGCCAAAGTGCGCGGCTGGGACTGCTTCGAGGAGGAAGGCAAGTGAGCAACAAACCAGACATCGTGCATAGACTAGAGCGACAACCGCTATTCGTCACCCACGAAACATTCGGCAATCCTGTTTGCTGCGTGATGACGAGCGAGACTTGCAAAATGAATCAAGAGGAGCGCATGGAGGCTGCATCGGAGATCAAACGCCTCCGCGCCGACCTCGAGAAAGTTCGCACAGAGCGCGACCAAGCGTTGTGGGAATCAACACAGGACTTCTGGGGAAAGACAAGTGACTACTGAAACATGGATCTTCATCGGCATCGGCATCTCACTGGTCTTGAACACCTACATGATCCTTTCGTACTACTGGGTTCATCAGATGACATCGAGGGTGAACGACCTTGAACGGAATCTGCTCACTCACGGCAAGGGACTTGACGACCTCTCCAGAAGGATTTACAACCTTGAGCGGCAATCCGAATATCTCACATACCAATTGAGCCTCCACGGCAACAGCATTGCAACCCTGAAGCCACTGACCGACTACTTCGAGCACAAGAACAGGATGCAAGCAAAAACCAAACTTGCCGAACAGGATGAGTCTAAGATTGCAAAAGCAAAGAAACAGAAGGAAGAGGATGAGGCAAGACTCGCGGAACTGAAGAAGGAATTGGAAGGACTATTCAAGTGAAGCAGAACGAAGACCTCAAGTTCATCATCCACTTTGACCATGACTTCAGCAAGGAAATGTCGGAACAGATCGGCAACCACATCAAACAGCAATGGGAGAGTGGGATCATGGTCTTTCCGAATACTGTGTGCAGAGTGGTGATCATCGACAAGCATGGAGATGCGAAGTACGAGTGGACTCGCCCCAAGGAGGTGATCATCGGTTCTCCCCCCAAGGAGGAAGAAAAGTCCTGGTTCAAGGAGGAAGAAAAGTCCTGGTTCTCTCGCTTGTTCTCGTAGGGGTTGAACTTTGCTAAATATCTCCACAGAGGAGATTTCCATGAAGACATACAGAGAGTTCGTAGCAGAGGCAGCATCCCGTTCCCTTTCCCGCCTACACGGTCACCTACAGGCAGGGCATATGGTGGGGTTCATCTCCGCAAGCCGTGGGAATCTTTCTCCTGCCGAGAACAACAAGAGGACGAAGGAACTGCACAAGAGCCTCAAGGGGCATGGCTTTACCCCCGTCCCCGTCAAGGGCGAGTACATCGAAGACCACAATGGAGAGAAGAAGAAGGTAAAGGAGAAGACCTTCATGATCCATTCGGGTCAACTTTACGGTCATGCAGAGAATCCCACGAATGCGCATCGCGAGACGCTTCGCACCTTGAAGACGCTAGGAGCGCAGCATGATCAAGACACCGTCCTCACCGTCTCCAAGAAGCACGGCAGCGTGTTCCACGGCACGGGCAAGTCGGACTGGGTTCCGAAGGGCAAGAGGGCGCGTATCGGCGGTGCTGGAATCAGCACGAATGTTGGCGACTTCAACACTCGGTTGAAGGGCAAGAAGTTCATAGTAGGTGGAGGAGACTGAGATGAGTGGATTCTATTCGACATGGCTAAACCATCACTTTCGGGGAAAGCGCACATTCGATGTGCGACTTTTCAGGATGACACCCGCAGAGCGCATTGCCCGATACGGGACGGACATGGTCGCTGAACTGCGACAGATGTCTCCCGAGGAGAGGAAGACCATCTACGGGTCGGACTTCTCCGAGTACCTGAATGTTTCTGCGTCGAACCCCATCCGCAGCGTTTGATTCCAAATCAATAAGAAGATCCAAAGAGTCTTTTCGATTCTTGGTCGTGTGGTATTGACTCCACCCCAGGATCGGTTAGACTTGTGAAGCAACAGTTGAGGAGCGCACGGGGGCAGCCGATGCGCCAACCTCACCATCAAAGTGATGCTGCCCTTCAGGAGATTCAGACAATGGCTACCGCAACCAAGCCCACCCTCAGCAAGACCCGTCAGGTCATCAACCACCTCCGTTCGGGCAAGACCCTGACGCAGGATCAGGCGTTTAGCAAGTTCGGCGTGAGGAACCTCCGCGCCATGGTCTCGTCCATCCGTGAGCAGTTCGAGCGTTACGGCAACTGGATGCTCCAGACGGACACCAACAAGCGTGGCGAGACGGTCTACCGCCTCACCGACATCCACCCTGGTCAGCGCGTCTGGGGCTTCGACGCTCAGGGCAATCGTTACCGTCTTTGAATGACGGGAATAGTTGAAACGGTCGCGTGGGAACGGCAGTCGGATACCGCGATCTATCCGATGATCATCGTCTAGCATGAGCCAGACGGCGGCAGGGCAAGGGGAGGACGCTCCCCTCCCTGCCGTTCCTGTTTTACGGAGGCATGTCATGGACAACCGCAGACACAGCGCGGGGAAGGGAGACTCTCCCCGTCCCGTTGACCGCAAGAAGTGGTCGGAGAACTGGGACAGGATCTTCGGGAAGAAGCCGAAGAAGCAGTCCGTGCAGAAGAAGACCAAGAAGTCACGATAGTCAAACTTCCACATACACCTGTAACTCAGTAGGATAGAGTAACGGTTTTCTAAACCGTCAGTCACAGGTTCGAGTCCTGTCGGGTGTGCTTTATGAAACACACAATGCCAAGCAAAACCAAGAAAGTCTATTGTCGCTACGGGGAAGAACGCCTGATCGTTGACCACGGTCACGGCGTGTACACCATGAGCGGAAAGTGCGGCTACTACCGCGCTGGAAACGACCCATCGGGGAAGGGGATCGCATTCTTCGATCCTTCGGGTGGTCCGTTCATCGGGAAGGGAGAGATGGGCGTTCCGCTTGATGAGTTCGGTGGTCGCGTGGTCACGGACATCATCATCGAATCCGCTGCCGAGGGTCACTTCAAGATCACGGTGGAGACGGAGGAACCCGCTTAGGGAGGTGGCTATACATAAAGTAGGAGAACCACCAAATGTACATAACCAGCCTTCTCACTCTTCAGAACCAACTTCGCATATTCCATTGGCAGACCACATCGTATGCGGAGCATGAGGCATTCGGAAAGGCATACGGAGATCTAGGAGACCTGATCGACACATTCATCGAGACGATGATGGGAAAGAAGGGGAGGATCCTCTCCAGCGGTGGATTCAGCATCCACCTCACCAACTACCGCGAGACTGATCCCGTGGCATTCCTCAAGCAGTACGATACCTACCTCACATCGCTGGACGACGAGTTGTTGGAAGGAGACACGGAACTCAAGAACATCAGGGACGAGATGAAGGGCGTGGTGAACCACACAATCTACCTGCTCACCCTCAACAAGTGAGCAAACGACATCGTTGATCTTTGCATACTACCTGGTCACACGGGGGTTCGATACCCCCCGACTCCATTCAAACCTACGGGGTCGAACTGGAATCGACGGCTAGATGTTCGCAACAGGGAGATGTCCGAGAGGTCGCTGACAACCCTCGTAAAATCCCAATGTCGGCAACCATAAACGCCGCGAACATGCGGATGGCTGCTTGAAGCAGTGGGGTCCGATCCACCCGCGACTGAACGGATCATCGGCACAGGGTCTCCGAAAGGAGGCTTTGTGCTTTTCGGGAAGCCATAGATAGCCATGTACCCGTGATAGTTTCAGAATGGAGTCACCATCATGGAGCAGCCCCCTATGGCATTCCTCACACCTGAGTTCATCTCCCTCATCGGAGGAAGCCTCGTCGGCTTCCTCTTCCGCCACATGGCAGAGAAGCGGGAGAACGAACGGCAGATGGTCGAGAACATCATCAACCTCAACAAGCAGTCGAACGAGAACCACGACAAGGCTGTCGAAAGGGTTCCCATCGACATGGGCAAGACCATTCGGCGGATCATCGTCCTCGCGGTGCTGTTTGCCACGATGCTTGCCCCGTTCATCCTTCCGTTCTTCGGCATCCCGACCTTCCTCGAGGTGGATCAGTCCAATCCCGACAGGCTCTTCGGGCTGATTCCCGCCTACACGCAGAAGTTCATAGTCGAGATCAACGGGTTCATCTATCCATCCGAGAACAGGCAGATCCTACTGAGCCTCGTAGGCTTCTACTTCGGCAATGCCGCAGGAAAAGGAAAGACCTAATGCGCACAATCACAGCAATCGTCCTCTCTCTCATGCTCTACGGCTGCTCCGTGACCCCGAAGGTCATCCCCGACGAGACCAAGGGAAGCGCGATGACCCGCAAGATCGACAAGGACACGGAGATGGGCAAGCCGTTACAGACTGGATACGGGTGGATCCTCTGGTACATACCCGTTGTCGTGGTCGCGATGGCTTGGGGATACCGAGAGTTCTTCCGAAAGCCGACTCCAGAGGACGATTCGACTCCCAAGAAGACCAAGAGACGCAAGTAGACGGCTCACGGAGAGGCTTCAACCATCACAAAAGCACCGAAACCACAATTCGTTGTGGTTTTTGTGTCAAATTTGACTGATTTTCCTTGTCCAAAGGCTGTTCTAGGGTCGGTTTTGGTGGTTTTTCGGTCGTAAGTGCTTACCAGACCGAAACTTACAACGATTTTCGTCGTTTTGGGGCTGTTTCGGCTGTCCCTGTGGACAAAACCTTCGGAATAGACGATACTAGTGGTATGGATTCAGGTTCCGACCACGCCCTTTCCCTCTCCCGCCTCTCCGACGATGCCATGCAGCGCGGCTATCCCGACAACTTCTCCTCGCAGGAGGAGTGGGATGCCTACAACGAGCGTCTCGACGCTGAGGAGCGCACCGCAGAGCATCGCGCCCTGCACGGCACGGACGAAGTCGCCGTCAACTACCCCGAGACGGTAGTTCTCCGTGCTGCCGATGGGTGCGAGTCGTGCGGCGGCAAGGGATTCGTGGTCGAGTCGCACGGCGAGGAGATCGACTGCGACTGCTGCTTCTATGCCGACCTCTCTCCCGACGAGACGGCGGCTGTCGAGATGGGGTCTTACATCATCCAGCCTTCCGACTCGTATGTCCGCAAGATGGCTGAACGCGCCGAAGTCGAACCCGAAGGAGGCAACTGAGAACATGAGCAAGTACCGCACGAACACGAAGCATCCAGTCGCGCCGCCGTACAAGAGCCACCGAACCAAGAGCAACGCCGTGACCGTCCCCGCCAACTCCATCAACCCCGACTACTTCAAGACCGCCCATGCCCATGAGGGCGTGGTTCGCAATCTCAAGAATGTGTATGGTCCCCTCACTCGCAGCAGCGGGATGAGCGCGTGGCGCGTGTGGGTTCGCATCACGACCACCGAAGGGTGGGTTCTCATGGGCTACATCGGCAATGCCGCGACCGAGGCTGAACTGCCGAAGGTGGTCAAGGGCGACAAGATCATCCTTGATCCTCTCGTCCTCTCTTCGTGGCAGCGCGTGGACGGCATGGACGAGCGTCCCGCCGACTTCTCCCGCACCCTGCACGGCAAGATCGTGCGCGGTGCGGCTGCTGCGGCTCCCGCGACCGTGCCGCTGACGAACAAGCCTTTGGCTACGGGGGTGTCCTTCACGGCGGCAGTTCAGTCGAGTGTGGCTGCTGCTTCGGCTCCTGCCCCTCGCCGCCGATCCTCCCGCTCCCAATGGCTGAAGCAGAACGAGGCTCTCCGCGACAGCCTTGCCATCCCCGCGATCTGGTGCCTGACCAACACCACCGACGAGAGCCACCTGAAGGTCTTCCTGCCGAATGTGTGGAACGGCTCATACGAAATCCGCGAGTACCGCAGGAACGATGCGGGATTGTGGATCTTCCGTGAGGGGCGTTCGTGCGTCCGCAAGGAAGATGCCGTTGCCCAATGGAAGAGCGACGAGTCCAGCGGCAAGTGGGGCAACCGCCGCAACATCACCAAGTACATCGATGTGGATGAGATCTTCAATGGATGGGGTGCTGAACATCCCGCCGACAGGTATGCGCGTCTCATCGGCGGCACGGACTTCGTCACCCTCACCGTCACCTTCGGCAACTCGTTCCCCCGCAAGTCCTGAACGAAAGGAACAGACACCATGAATACGCTCACCTACACCAATTTCCGCGCTGCGCTGTACGATCTTCCCCGTGATGTGCGGATCAAGTTCGCGCTCTGGTGCATCGGACGCGCCAACAAGTTCGCTTATTCGGATGTCAATCCGCAACTCGCCGTCGTGCATCGTTATCTCGACGGCAAGGCAACCAAGGAAGAGGTTGCTTCCGCGAGGGATGTTCTCTATCGTTCTCCCGTCTGTTCATCCGTCCGTGCGGTGTATAGCCTTTGCTGCGACATCTGCGAGGAGAACTCGCAGGGTGAACCTTCATTGGATCAGTCGTGCTTCGGGGCTATCTCCGTCTCTGCGTATGGCGTGTCGTTGGGAGTCGCTGAGAAGAAGTGGGAGAAGTGGATACTGAAGCATGAGTTTCAGTATCCGCCTCTGAGTTGCGGACGGCAGCAAGAGGAGAGGGCGGGATTTGATGCGATGCGGAAGGAAGCCCGTAAGAAGGAGCATGCCACGCAGACGAAGGAACTCATTCGACTTCTAGAGGAGACCAAGCGATGACTGACACCGACATCAATCGTCTGATCGACCGCCTGTCCGACCGCCAACGCCGAGAGTTCGGGCTATGGTGCGCCGAGCGCATCCGCCACCTGATGACCGACCCGCGTAGCACCGCCGCTCTCGATGTCGTGGCGCGGCATCTGCGCGGCGAGGCGACCGACGCGGAACTGGCTGCGGCAACGGCTGCGGCGTGGGCTGCGGCTGCGGCGCGGGCTGCGGCGGCGGCGTGGTCTGCGGCGGCGTGGGCGCGGGATGCGGCGTGGTCTGCGGCAGATGCGGCGTGGTCTGCGGCGTGGGATGCGGCGTGGGCTGCGGCGCGGGATGCGGCGCGGGCTGCGGCGGCTGCGGCTGCGGCGCGGGCTGCGGCGTGGTCTGCGGCAGATGCGGCTTCGGCTGCGGCGCGGGCTGCGGCGTGGTCTGCGGCATGGGATGCAGAACGCGCCGCGCAGTTTGCAGAACTGAACCGTCTTCTGGAGGAAACCAAGCGATGACTGACAACAAGAACGACATCTCGTCCCGCATCACCGACCGCCTCGAACTCGTCCGCGTCGAGACTGCCAACTGCCGTGCAGGTCGCACCTACGGCTTTCCCGACGAGATCAAGGCGATGATCTTGACCAACCTTGCCCATGCCCGTTGGAACCGTCCTCTCCTTGACGAAGCGACCAAGCGGCTCCATGATGTCACGGAGTATGAGGTTCGTTGGCAGTTTGGCGACCTCGACCGCCTCATTGAGGCAGAAACCGACCGTTTGTCGGAGGAAGAGGGGGATTGACACCATCCCCGCCTTCGGATAGAATCATACCACTCGACCGATCCGTTTCCCAAACCTTTCAGGAGAACCTTATGCCGACCAAGACCAAGAAGACCAAGCGCACCGCGAAGACTACCAAGAGCAAGACCAAGGTGGTCGTGACTGCCGCCGTCCGTCCTGCGGGTCGCTCGACCCGATCCGCCACCGCGTCTGCCATGAGCAGCGGGCTTGCCGCGCTGACCGAGGCAGGATCTCGCAGCACGGCACAGGTGAAGCCCACGACCGCGTCCAAGCCCAAGTCGGGCAAGGAACCTTCGCTCGTCTTCGAGGCTCCTGCGGTGCAGAAGCACACCCGTGCCGAAGCGGAGGAGGCGATCCGCGACCTCCGTGCCATCGTCGCCAAGATGTACGGGGACGGCAAGTTCAAGAACTCGGCGGCTCTCATGGTTCCGCTGACCGACATCGACAACGCGACCTACTACAAGTCCAGCGGGTGCTACGACCGCAGCATCGACATCTGCAACAAGTGCAAGGACAAGATCAACTGACACAGCCCGAGCGACAGAAAACCCCGAATCAGACCGACAGGAGAAACCCATCATGCCGAACAACAGCAACGACAACAACAACGACATCGTCCCGCCCCTCCACAACATCACCGCCGAGCACAACATCAAGACGCTCGACCTCGTTGGTGGATTGATCATGGGGAGCATCAAGTCGAACACCCCCATCACCGTGGATCGGCTCCCTCTCATCATGGAGGCAATCGCGCAGGTTCGCATCTACTGCACCTTCCGCGATCAGAAGGAACTCACGGATGCCAACAGCCTTGCCGTCATCGCATCTGCGCGGGTGCTGCTCAAGCGCGGGATCGGTTCCAAGCCTTCTGATGCGGAGCAAACCGATGCGGCAGCGCAGGAGATCCTCGCTGACCTCCGCAAGAACGGCATCGGCTGATCGGACTGCACAACCAACATTCGGGTCGGAGGGGGCGAAAGCCCCCTCCATCCTTTCAAACGGGAGAAACACACAATGAGCGGCAACAACGACATCGTGGAACAGATGTGGACGGAACTCCAGTCCTACCAGCCGTTCGCTGACGCGGACGGGCATGGCGACACATGGAGAACCATGTGCGAGAAGAGGACGAAGGAAGCGGCATTTATAGCGGCAGATGCGGCGCGCCCGCGTCGGCGTACGCGGCGGGAATGGGCTTGGCGGGCGACTTTGGCGGCGATGACGGCGGCGGATTGTGAAGCATACAAAGCCATCGTGAATATCCGCAAGGCAAAGGAGGGACGATGACACAGACCGAAACCCAGACAGACCAGTACGGGCTTCCCATGACGAAGATGTACACCGTCGAGTACATCGTCCTGATCGACGGGGAGGAGATGGACGAGACCTACTATGAGATCGTGTGGGCAAGGGATCCGCACGATGCCGCCTACAAGGCTCAGGAGATCTTCTACGACAACGAGAGCATCGACGGCACAAGCATGGCATTCAAGTGGGTCGAGGTGTATGAGAATCAGTCAGCGATGAGGAACACCAAGGAGAACGAGCGATGAAGAAGACCACGAAGAAGAGCAACAAGAGCAGCGTCCGTCTTGTGAACCAGCCGCTTTCCGAATGGCGGGTGGTCGCACGAAAGTACGAGAAGCCTACCCAGGAGATTTTCGATGAGAATCAACGATGGATTCCAGGTGGTGTCCGTTTCGTGATCTGCAAGGTCTGCTATGACTCGAAGGGAAAGCCCAATGGCATCGTGGAATATCCCGACACAACGGTACGGGTGAACTATTCCGACTACGAAGGCAAGGACGAGTTTCAGCGTCCCTTGCACAAGGCAGAGCAGGAGAGCCGACAAAACCTCAGGGACATGATGAGGGCGTGGCATCTTCCGATCCTTGAGGAGATCGACCGCACGGGAGACTACCGCATCCGCGAGTGGAAGGGAACCAAGGAGTTCAACCGACTGGAACGACTGTGCGACTGCCCCAAGAAGACCAAGAGGAAGACCAAGCGATGAATGAACTGAACCCCAACCTCCCGTTCCATACCTTCCACAAGAACATCCTCGCGGAAGACGAGCATGAGATCCGCAACCTCGACAGCGTCATGGCTGCGATGAACAGCGTCCTCGACACGCCGACCGTGCTTGAGGCGGCGATCATGCCCGATGCCTGTCCCGTGGGCAAGGACGAGATCCCCGTGGGAGGCGTGGTCGTCACCTGGAATGCGATCCACCCCCGAATGCACAGCGCGGATGTCTGTTGTTCCGTGATGGCTACGGATCTCGGCTATGCCGATCCCAAGATGGTTCTTGATCTCGCACAGGCGGTCACGCACTTCGGGATCGGCGGACGGTCGCCCGACTTCGAGATCGGTCTTCCCGAAAACCTGAAGGCTCGTATCGAAGCCAATCCGTTCCTCAACAACCAGAAGAGCCTCTTCTGCGCTCAGTCGCACCTCGGGACGCAGGGGGACGGCAACCACTTCCTGTTCGTCGGTCGCAGCAAGAACACGGGTCGCACGATGCTCGTCACCCACCACGGAAGCCGTGGGTTCGGAGCGAATCTCTACAAGGAAGGCGTTAGGGTGGCGGAATCCTTCCTGAAGAAGATCGATCCGAAGGTCAATCCCAAGAACGCATGGATCCCTGCGGACACGCAGGAAGGACACGACTACTGGGAAGCCCTCCAGATCGTCCGCTGTTGGACGAAGTACAACCACATCGTCATCCACGATGTGGTCGAGCAGGTGTCGTGGGCAGACCGCGTCTCGCGGTTTTGGAACGAACACAACTTCGTGTTCAGGGACGGTGACCGCTTCTATCATGCAAAGGGCGCAACCCCGATGTGCAACAAGTTCGTCCCCGACTCGATTGATGGTCTGCGCCTGATCCCCCTCAACATGGGACAGCCGATCCTGATCGCCAAGGCGGTTCCCGATGCCCGACTCACGAACGGCATCGGCTTCGCTCCCCACGGCGCGGGTCGGAACTTCAGCCGCACGGAACACAAGCGGACGAAGTTGGTCGGCAAGACGGTCGAGGAGGTGTTCGCTGAGGAGACGGCGGGGCTTGATGTCCGCTTCTACTCGGGCAAGATCGATGTGAGCGAACTTCCTAGTGCCTACAAGGACGCGGAGAAGGTGAAGGATCAGATCCGACACTTCAACCTCGCGACCATCGTGGACGAGATCATGCCCTACGGGTGCATCATGGCGGGAGAGATGGAGAAGCCTTGGCAGAAGAAGAAGGAGAGCAAGTGAAGGACAACCACAGCAATAGCGACCATGTGGAGACGGACACGGAAAAGAGGTGGGAGCAGGGCATCCCTCATCACCCAGAGTCCGAGAAGATTTTCGCCTTCCTCCGAAAGGCAGACGAGAAGTACGACTTCTTCGACTGGAAGGCGGGAGGTGACGGGGACAATGGAGAGGAACTGATGTATGCTCTTGATGTCTACTTTGACCTCAAGGATCGAAACAAGGAGAGCAAGCGATGAGCGACACATATACTCATTTGGTTTTTCGTCTGCGTAGGACTGACAAGAACAGAGGAGTTCCAATCTGTTCAGAAGCAGCCGACGAGATCGAACGCCTCCTTGCCGAGATTGCAAGGCTGAAGCAACTTCAGCAGAAGACCAAGAAGGGAACCCGAAAGACACTATGAAGACCATGAAGAACATCCTCGCCGCATTCCTCCCGTTCGCAGTCGCAGCCGTGTGCGTGGCAGTCCCTCCTCCTGCGGGAACAGACATCGACCGCATCCTCGACGCGATTCAGAAGGTCGAGACGGGAGGCGAGGCTGACCCCGCGAACGCGGTGGGCGACAACGGCAAGGCGATTGGTCCGATGCAGATCCACCGTGCCTACTGGAAGGATGCCGTGCAGTTCGATCCCTCCATCGGCGGAACCTACGAGGACTGCCGAGACGAGGACTATGCTCGTCGCATCGTGGTCGCGTACATGACCCGATACGCTCCCGACTGGAATGTGAGAACCATTGCGAGAATCCACAATGGCGGTCCTCGCGGTCACAAGAACCCCAAAACCGTCAACTATGCCAACAAGGTTTTCAAGAACTACCAAACGATGACCGATAACTGATGGATTTCACGCAGATTTGCCGTAAGTCCATATGGCTACAGGACTTACGATCTGAAGTATTTCGTTTTCCCGCGTTCCATGGGGATTGACACAAACATCCGTTTGTGGGATACTTAGGGCATGTCGAAGTCCACCAAGAACCCGTCCCGCACCGTCCGCAACTCCAACAGCAAGGACAGCATGAGCAACAGCACGACCGCGTACAACAACCTCCAGACCCGTCAGCAGCGTTTCGTCGATACCCTCGCCTCGCTCTACGGCGAGGGTGACGGCAACTACAACTACACCCGCACCCAGGTCATCGCCGCCTCCGACAAGTGCGGCATGAGCAACCCGCCCGTGTGGGTCGTGAATGTGCAGAGCCGCCGTGCGGGTCGCGGTCTGTACAATGTGGCTGAGTGTGCTGCGGCTCACGATGGCTCGGGCAGCACCAAGACTGCCAAGACTACCAAGCCCGCCGCGAAGAGCCGCGCCAAGGCAGTTGCCGCTGCCACGACCGAAGAGCCGCTTCCTGCCACGGTCGCCGCGCTCGTCACCGAAGTGCAGCAGTTCGTCCCGAACAAGAACCCGATCTATGTGCCGTGGGGTCACTTCGATACGCTCCGCAGCATCGTCAAGTCCAAGGTGTTCTACCCCGCTTGGGTCAACGGCGAGTCGGGCAACGGCAAGACGCTGATGATCGAGCAGATCTGCGCGGCTGAGGGTCGCGAGTTCTTCCGCGTCAACATCACGGAGGAGACGGACGAGGACGATCTCCTCGGCGGCTTCCGTCTCGTCAACGGCGACACCGTGTGGCAGGACGGTCCCGTGGTGGAGGCGATCAAGCGCGACGCGGTTCTGCTGCTTGACGAACTCGACCTCGGCTCGTTCAAGACCATGTGCCTTCAGCCCGTGCTTGAGGGCAAGGGCGTGTTCCTGAAGAAGGTCGGCAAGTTCATCAAGCCTCGCTCGGGCGGGGGCTTCACGGTCTTCGCCACCGCGAACACCAAGGGCAAGGGCAGCGACGATGGTCGCTTCGCGGGAACCCGCGTCCAGAACGAGGCTCTGCTTGAGCGGTTCAAGATCACCGTCGATCAGCCCTACCCGCCCGTTGCCACGGAGCAGAAGATCATCGACAAGGTCTTCGACGCGCTCAATGTCGATTCGGAGGTCGCCAAGCCTCTGTCCAGCACCCTTGCGCGTTGGTCGGAGTCGGTGCGCCGTGCGCGTGACGAGGGTGCGATTGAGGAGATCGTGACCACCCGCCGTCTCGTCGCAATCGCTGAGGGCTTCGTCATCTTCGGTGACATCAAGCAAGCCCTGACCCTCGGTCTGTCCCGCTTCGACGGCGAGACCCGCGATGCCCTGCTCGACTTCTACAGCAAGTTGGCTCCTGAGACGGAGAAGAAGGACGAGGCTCCCGCTCCTGCCGCTGCGGATACTTCCGACTGCCCGTTCTGATCGGACGGTCTGACACGGGGGAGGAGAAGTATCTCCCCCATTCCCGCATTCTGCATCCTCGCAAACTCACACAACGGAGAAACGCACAATGAACACGATCTTCAACCCGATCCCCGCCGCCATCCGCACCAAGGCTCTTGCCACCAAGCCCAAGCCGAAGCCGAAGCACAATCCGTACCTGTTCGATGTCCGAGAGGACAAGGAACTGATCGACCTGCTGATTGATGCAACAGACTTCGGTCGTAAAGTTTTGCTGCCAGCGGGCGCATACCTGATCGACTGCACCAAAGCGGTGGACAACTGCCACGACGAACTGGATGTTTCCGCCCCCATCGGGGTGATATGGGTTCTCGTCAGCCCGAAGGGGCATACGCAATACTACAACTTTGGACTGTCGGAGAAGATCCGTGAGTGGGCATGGTGGGTGCGGGAGTTCCTTGGCATCGAACCGAAGAAGACGAAGACCGCGAAGAAGACCCAGACCACGAAGAGGAGCAAGCGATGAGCGATTTGAACGACAACATCTTCGACAACATCTTCAGCAAGATACCCCCCGCAGTCCGAACCAAGGCTCTCGCCAAGCCCGAGCCGAATCCCAATCCGTACCTGTTCGATGTCCGCAAGGACAACGAACTTCGTAGTCTCTTGACTGATGCCTTACAGCAGGGTCGTAAGGTCAACCTCCCCGTTGGTGCATACTTGTACACCTATATCGAGGATCAGAATCCCAATTGCGGATACATTTCGTGGGTTCTCGTCAGCCCGAAGGGAGAGACTCGACTCTCCGCGAATATGAACATTCTCTTTCAAGACACTGATGACTGGGATATTTCGGTGCGGAAGTTCCTCGGCATCGAACCGAAGAAGACGAAGACCGCGAAGAAGACCCAGACCACGAAGAGGAGCAAGCGATGAGCGACATCGTGACTGATCTGCGAAGCGTTTCTTGCTTCTACTGCGCTGGAGGTCTAGAGGAGCGAGCCGCCAACGAGATCGACCGCCTCCGCGCCGAGGTCGCCGCGCTCAAGTCGGAGAACGCAACGCTCAAGAAGCAAAGAGGCGATCTGTGCTACGAAGTAAACAAACTGGAAGACGAAATACTGGGATCTTCACTACCAACGAGGGATGGAGCCATGAGCGACAACAACACCAACGACATCACGGTCACCGAAGAGATCAGGGAACTCGCGGACTTCCTCCGTGTGTTTGCCGATGCCAATGACGGCGGCGAGTTTGAAGCCGAGCAATGTGAGAAGTTGCGCAAGGCAGCAGACGCGCTTCTCGTCCTCGACGCTGCCGTGACCACGCTCACGAAGGAGAACGCGGAACAGCACGGCATCCATCCTTGGTGCGACAACTCACGGCTCCACGAAGAGGAGGAGAAGTCCGACAGCGATCCGCTCACGGGAATCCAGTACGGCGACCTCACCTGAGCAAGCCGATCAATCGTTTCAGTCCACCCCTTTCACCACTCACACTTTCAGGAGAAACACGCAATGAACAACCCAGTCGGATACCCAGGCAACCAGTCTGAGCGAGAGAGCCTCATCAACACCATCGGCATCCTTTGTTCGGAATGCCAGCGTCTCAAGCGCCAGCATGCGCAGGATCAGGCAGACATAGCCGCTCTCCGCAGCACCAACGACATCCTGTCGGAACAGGCGCGTAAGCAGTTCTTTGAGGAGAATGCCAAGAAGGAGAGCGGAACCAATCCTGCCTGACCAACCGATCAATCGTTTCAGTTCACCCCTTTCACCATTCACGCTTTCAGGAGAAACACGCAATGCCCCGCAAGCCCATTGACCCCACCCGCATCGATTGGAACACCGTCGAGTCCACCCTCAACGCAGGGAAGACCAACTTCAAGACCCTCGGCAAGTTGACGGGAGTCTCTTCGTCCACCATCCGCCGCTTGATGCTCTCCCGCTACGGGACTCGCATCGTCCTCAAGCGCGGTCGTGCGGTGGGCGGAACCTCTTGGGCAGACCCCGATGCGTCCGCGCCTACCCCGACTCCAGTGCAGACCACGGATACGGCTGATGCTGACGGGAACCCGACGAACGACTGAACCCACACGGAAACACACAATGACGCAGACCGAAACCATCAATGATTCCGAAACCCACAATGGGTGGAAGAACCGAGCCACTTGGAACATTTCCCTGTGGGTCGCCAACGACGAGAATGTTTGCAACGCAGCCCACAAGGCAGTTGACAGGCTGAAGAATCGTGGTATCCTTGACTCTGCCGTGACCCCTTCGTGGGCGCGGTCGTTCTGCCGCGTGGAGTTCGATGCGGCATTCGGCAAGGAGCAAACGCCTGACGGGTACGGCGTGGACGATCCCGACATCGACTGGTCGGAGATCGCGAACATGATGAAGGACTTGGTTCTCTGAAACACAGAAAGGAAGACACAGAGATGACAAGCGAAGACTACCGCGACGAGGAAGAGTGCCGCATCGATGAGGAGTTCGATGAAGAGGAGGAGTGGGACGAGGACGAGGACTTCGAGGAGGATGAGGACGAGGACTTCGAGGAGGACGAGGACGAGGACTTCGAGGAGGATGAGGACTCGGAAGATGATGACGAGGACGAAGAGGACTTCGAGGAGGACGAGGACTTCGATGAGGACGACGAGGAGTGGGAAGAGGAAGGCTACTGAGTCGTTCCTCGCAAGGCAATGAGAGGCAGTCGAAGTTCGCAGACAGAAACTCAAGCAGGAGACACGACGATGGAAGCACAGACCGCAGCAGTCAAGTCGATCAACGCAGCGATGGAGACCGAGGTCGGTCGCAAGATCCTGGTCAGCAAGATGCTTTCGCTGAGTCAGGAGAACCGCACCCTCAAGCGCAAGGTGGCTGAGGATCGGATCGCAGTCCATGCCCTGAACGAGGTGTCTCGGCGCACCATCGATCTCATGTATGCCATGCGTGACCACATGGCTGCGAACGGGATCGCTCCCGACGAGAAGATCAAGACCATCACTTCTTCGTTGCAGATGTATCAGTTGGAGAACCTTGGGGAGGAGATGACCGTCCGCATCGGTGCGATCCTCAACGACACCACGGGCGACGATCTCCTGCTCTTCGACCTGATCGGCAAGCAGCCTGAGGAGGGCAATGCCTGATGCAGAACCTTCGCTTCCTGCTCGTCCTCCCCGACTTCACCATGTATGTCGTGACAACTCCCTTCGGTGAGGCTTGGCAGATGAAGCGTTGGCTTGACGGCGTGAGGGAGGGAGGGACGGATTCATTCGTGGACGATCCGATCTCCTCCCTCCCTCCGCGTTCGTTTGTGAACCTTGTGATCGATGAGATCGAAGACGGATTCAGCGAGGAGAAGAACGCCATCAAGCCGTCCCATGCCCTGCTCCGTGGATGTCACGGGACTCTCATGGTGGACGGCAACGGATCGGTGTTCTACATGACTCGCGGATCGATGGAGAAGTGGGACTTGCCCTACCGCATCGGAACGGCAAGCGACTGAACAAACAATGTCCGCATGGCGCAATTGGATAGCGCAAGTCGGTCCTAACGATTAGGTTGCAGGTTCGAGTCCTGCTGCGGACGCTTTGAAGGTTTCAAGATGCACAGATTCAAAACTCATCTTTCGATTCTCATAGTCGTAGTGTCGATACTGGTACTCACAACGGGGCTTTTGGGCTTCGTTTACCTGCTTGACTGATACCCATCCTTCGGGTATACTTTCACATGAAAGGAGGGCATATGCCCAAGCGTGTCATCGACCGATTCGACATCGAAGCCGAGCGGGAGGGGAGTGCCGTGGCACGACACAACCGTTCCATCTGCAAGCCGTTCGGTCACGGCAAGGTGATCTCCAAGCAGCGCAGGAGCCACTCAAGCGGAGAAGCCAAGATCGAGTGCCGCACCATCAAGTCTTCATACGAGAGGTATGCCCATGCCTAAGTGCAACGACTGCAAGTGTGAGATTCCCGCCATCCGTCTTGAGGCAGTCCCCGATGCGGAGTACTGCGTCAAGTGCGCCGACAAGCACACGCCGATGGTCAGGTGCAGGATCATCTACTCGCACAAGACCGCAGGGGAACTGTTCGTGGCGCGTGGCTCTGAGAACATCCGTAGGCTCGACCGCGAGTATGCGCGTGGTCGCTGAATGGGAGGCATGAGAAATGGCATCGGTCTATGTGTTGAGATCCAAGATCCACAATCCTCGCATCATGGTCTTCGTCATGGAGAAAACATGTGGATGTGTGTCGCAGAGGGATTCGATAAATGGAACCATCTGCATCGGTGAGTTCTCTGTGGGAGACCACGGCTACACGGTAGGAACAGCGTATTCCGCCGAAAGGCTGCGCGACTGCTGGAACCAACTGACTGAAAATGGATACTGGGTTCGCGACAGGGAACAGGAAGACAAGTGGACGAAGATCGTCCAAGGAGCATGAGATGAACAGCGAACTTCAGAAGAAACTCGTAGAGAAGCATCCGATGATCTTCTCAGAGATCGGCGGCAATCCCAGAAAGACATGCATGGCATGGGGTCTTGAATGCGGGGACGGATGGCACGACCTGATCGACATCCTGTGTTCCACGATGGACAACATGGTGAAGAACCTCAAGTGGCGGTGGAGCGACAAGAACCCCGACCTCAAGTTCGGTGTCCGTGCCGAGCAGGTCAAGGAGAAGTACGGGACTCTGCGCTTCTATGTGCATTTCGATCTTCCCGACGATTTCCATGATCGTGCGTTCGATCCTGCCCTCCTCAAGGACTTGCAGCACACGATAGAGGCAATCCACGGGGCAATCACGATGGCAGAAGCCATGAGCAGCCGCATCTGCGCGGACTGCGGAGCCAAAGGTAGGATCGAACCAGCCGCGTGGCTGCGGTGTGAATGCGTGGAATGCGAGAGGAAGCGGGACGAGAAGTACGACAAGATCGCAAGCGAGACCAAGGAGAACGCATGTTGAACGACATCAACTACATCTCCCACCTTGAGAAGAAGGTGGAGGAACTTGAGGAGAAGGTGGTCGCCCAGGAGAAGACGATCAGCGACTACGGCAACAGGATCGCGAACGCATCGTTCACGCTCTACGATTGGGACGGCTACTACGACTACGAGAACCTCAAGGGCAACGCGGACAACCTTGCTGCCCTCATCGAGGATGCGTTCGTCATCCTTCAGGGGAAGCCGTGGCTGGAGACCTCGCTGCGCGAACGGCTTGAGGAGCGAGAGGAGAAGCCCGTCGATGTGGAGGGGCAGATGGTGTTCGACTTCGACGGATGCCCCGCTCCCCTCGAGGAGGCGGGCGATTCCGCATTCGTCGGGGACAACGACCACGGGGATGCTGTCCCTCCTCCACCCCTGACCCCAGAGGACATCATGATGCGGAACCAGGAACTAGCCAACGAGAACTTCGACCTGAAGATGAAGATGCAGATGGTCGAAGCCCGTGCGATTCGGGCTGAGAAGAGGTACGAGAGGATGAAGGAGCATGGGGCAAGGATGCGGATCGCTGAGTTCATCGTGGCATCCGAGCCGTTCATGTGGCTGATGGCAGGAAGCAACTTCACGGAGTCGAACCTGAAGGCACTCCGTCCCGCATACGACAAGTGGAAGGAGAGCGGCGGGCTTCCCGACATGATGGCACGGATGACTCAGGAGCAGAGGGATGCGATGGACAGGCTGACCCGACTGGACGAGGAACTGGGACTCTTGGAACGATGGAAGAAGGAGGAAGAGTCGAATGGATTCTAAGTTTCCCGACCGCTTTGACTTGTTCGTTGTCTCCCTCGCATGTCTTGCGGGAGGATTGATGTTGGGGGTCGCAGCATGGATCCGCGTTTCGACCCTCGCGCACCGCGCAACGGTCATCACTCCCGATGCGGTCTATCGCAATGCACAGGTGGTGCGAGATCGGGTGGATGTGGAGATCGTGACGGAGGATGGTCGGAGCATCACGATCAAGGGATGTGCCACCATCGTGTGGAACGACGAGGAGAAGCCATGACCGACCGACAGTCGAGAACACTAGCGACACGATGGCGAAGGAATCACCCGCACCTGTTGGTCAGATGGTGGAAGCACCGAACTTCGTGGTGGAGGAGGAATGAACACCCATCATCGGCATGACCACGACGGAAACATCACCTATTCTCGAAATTGCAATGGGTTTGAGGAGTGGAGCAGATACGACTCCGATGGGAATTGCATCGAATCCAGATACGCCGATGGGTTCACGGTATGGCGGGAATACGAAAATGGAAAGGTGATTCATGTCTGGGACTCCAAAGGATTCGAGTGCTGGCATGAATACGATCCCAGCGGAAATTTGATTGCCAGCAGAAAACGCGATGGATTTGAGTGGTGGAACCACTTTGAGGGGAAGGAATGATGTATCCAGGACCATATCAGTCGGATCGAATGGAGGTTTCAACCGTACTGTACAACCCTTCGGGGAAGATACTATTCGAGTGTAACTCCTACGAAGACTTCGTATGGATGCAGTACATCCCGCACCATGCATATAGTGAAGCCCACACCCTGTTCCACGCTGGGGAGGCAACGCACTGGATTAGCACACACACCATGTCCTGGACGACCAAGGAGAAGGGTAGAAGGCTGTGGAATGCCCTGCTAGAGCAAGGGTGGAGGAGGGAGGGTCAGCAATGAAGAAGAACTATCTGGTGTTTGCGGGATCTACTTTCTATCCTAGCGGTGGATTTGAAGACTTTAGAGGTGGTTATTCATCTTTTGAAGAAGCGGATAAAGCAGCCCGTTCATTGGATGATGTGGATTGGCGGGAGATTACCCTTTACGACCAAGAGACAGGAACGCATAAGACATGGTTGTGGAGTCATTTTGGTGAAAGGTGGGAGGAATACAAGTGAGCGACCAAGGAGCGGATGACACGGAACGCAAGGAAAAGAGAGGATGGGGGAACAGCACGGGGTACGAGCATTGGGTGGAGGATAAGGAAGGATCGAACCATGAGCAACAAGCGGGGAAGAGCCATCCTGTCGAAGGGGCAGATCACGGAGAAGTATGAATGGAACGGAGACCAGGTGTTCGTCACCGTCTACCTCTACTCGACCACCAGTCGTCCCATCCCCGTGCTGTTCCAAAAGGACAGGGAGGCGGCTCGTAGGTGGTGGGTGGAGTCGGTGAAGAACGGTCTGACCGTGGAGCATCTGGAGAGGGAGTCATCGTGAAGGAATCTTCGGGACTTGCATACTTGGCACATGAGTCGCGAGGCTTCGTCGCCTTCCATTGGACAACCTCCGGCAGGGTGTGGGTGAAGCACTTCCCCACGATGGAATCCCCAACACGGACAGCAGAACCCGTGGTCCTCATGGTCGATGGCACGGATCACCACATTCCCACCATAGGCTTGGCTCAGGTGCCAGATGTCGAGACGGCAAGGAAGATGTGGAACATCCTGACGCGGGCGGGATGGAGAAGGGAGGAAAGGTGAACGAGACCGAAGTGCGGGCAACCCTGATCCATGAGGGCAGCGGGAAGATCGTCTTCCACAGCACGGGCAAGGGCAAGGTGTGGATGCGGCATTTCCCTGCGCAAGCAGACACCCCTTGCGTGATCATCATGGTCAATGGCAAAGCCCACCACATCCGCACGGAAGGCTCGGTCTGGGCGTGGATCGGGACGGCAAGGAAGATATGGCATCTACTGGTAGGGATGGGATGGAGAAGGGAATGCACCACATGACGATGCCCAATGGCACGAATGCCCCTTCCGCGATTGCCTGGAAGCCGTATGAAGCGACAAGGGTGGACAGGACGGTCACGATGAGCCACAGGGAGGGATGGATCCGCTTCGAGTGGGTGGAAACGGAGGAAACCGTCTGGTTGTCCTACATCTCGCATTCGGGATCCAACCACACGGAGATCCATGTGGAGACTCCAGCGCAAGATGAACTTGCCTCCCATCACAAGTATTCCATCTGTAGGCACAGACTGTGGGTGACAAGGGACGAGGGAAGGGCAATCTGGAAAGAACTGCAATCGAATGGATGGGAACGGACGAGGATGAGGAGGCTTGGATGATGGTTGAGCAGGTTGCCGTCGTTGACGAGTTGGTTCCGTGGCATTATGTCCCCTATGACATGGAGAGGATGGACTCGGCAGCGACCGTACACCATGGGCGGATGGGGTGGATCCGCTTCGAGTGGGTCAAGGATGGAGAGGGCATCGTCTGGATGGACTTCTACCCTGAGAAGGGCATGCCTGATTCCACTGATTCCATCAATGTGACAGGCATGAGGGATTCGATGCACAACATTTCCTTCGATAGACGATGGACGGACAAGTACGAGGCAAGGGTGATCTGGAACAACCTGATCAAGGATGGATGGGTGGTCACATCGAGATGGCAGCGACCCCGACCTAAGTAGGAACGGGAACACATTGCGAACTTTGCGAAATCGGTTTGGGTGCTGGATATGCCCAAGCCGATTTTCGTTTTCGGGGCATGTCCGAAATAAAAGTGGGGGGGAGGGGGTATGGGGTGGATGGAGAGATGGGAACTTTGTGAAATTGGTTTGGGGTGGAAATGGGGATTGGGTCGCTACGCCAAAATCGCATCACCCCAATCACTCCGAAAACACTGTTGAAATCGACTATTCCCATGCACAGATACCCCCTCCCGTCAGCCCCGATCCACCCCCGTCTGTCCCGATTCCGCCATCCTCCCGCAAGTCCTGATTTACCAGGCACTTACAACTCCGTTTATCACCCACAATCCCCAAGCCACTTGCGCTAAACCCTGATCCAGGCTATACTTACAGCATGAACACGACGACCAGCACCGCTTCCTCCGTGCGCACCTCGACCCTTGCCCGTCTCCTCGCAACGGAGAATCTGCGCATCGCGCACGATCCCAACCTTCCCTCCGCTGCGTTCGACGGCAAGACCCGCACCCTCTACCTGCCCAATTGGCGCGTGGACAAGCAGACCTACGACATGCTCGTCGGTCACGAAGTCGCCCATGCCAAGTACACCGACTTCGCGCAGTGGAATGAGGCTGTGGATCGCCTCGCGAAGACCAAGAACCAGAAGGCAGTCGTGCATGACTTCATCAATGTGGTGGAGGATGCCCGCATCGACCGCCTCATCAAGCGCGACTACCCTGGTCTCCGTCCCGACTACAAGCACGGCTACGGTGTCCTGAAGGAGATGGACCTCTTCAAGATCAAGGGTCGCACCATCACGGTCGAGGATCGCCTCATCGACCGCATCAACCTCCACTACAAGGTCGGCATCCACTGCGGCATGACGATCCCGTTCACGGATGAGGAGCGCACCATCCTCGACCGCATCAATGCTTGCAGCGATGGCGAGAAGGACTTTGCGAAGATTGTGAAGATCGCAGAGGAACTCTACCTTCGCGAGAAGGCTGAGATGGAGGAGGGTCAGGACGGGGGCGAGGGTGAGGGCGAGTCGGAGGAGAGCGAGGAGGGCAAGTCCAAGAAGTCCAAGAAGGGCAAGTCCAAGAAGTCCAAGAAGGGCAAGAAGGGCAAGTCCAAGAAGGAGAAGGGCGAGAAGGCTGAGGACGGAGAGGACAGCGACTCGCAGGACGGCGAGGGTGAGGGTGAGGGAGAGGGCGATGGTGAGGGCGAGGGTGAGGGCGAGGGTGAGGGTGAGGACAGCGACTCGCAGGACGGCTCTGAGTCCGATGGCGAGGGTGAGGGTGAGGGCGAGGAGTCGGATCAGGACGGCAATGGCGAGGGCAAGGAAGCCGCCAGTGCTGCCTCTGAGCCGTCTGAGGCTTCCGAAGAGGAGTACGAGCCTGAGATGGTGAACACGGCTGCTGCGGGTCGCACGGGGCTTCAGGGTCTCGTTGACAGCAGCATCGTGGAGCAGCAGATCGAGGTCC